CTGCGGATTGTTTAAAATTTAAAGAGGAACAAGAGAATTCTTTGAAAAATTTTATTAATGATTTGGAAACAGGAAATTATACAAATGAGCCATGTTATCCTTATATTGATTCACCCAATGCAGTCGCATTTAATTCAATACTTATGTATTATGGTAGTGATAATCGTGATGCTAAAATAAATATATTATATAATGAAATATTAAGACTAACAACACCCAAGAGTTTTTTTGGTAATCTAATATAGAAATGAAGAAATCTTCTATTAGACAATTCACTAAGAAGTGTCTAAAAGCTGGTTATAAGGAACAGGTTTGCAAGAATGCCTGGATTTTTGCTAAGTTGCCGACAAAGGAACTTCAAGATATATACGCCAAGACTTTTAAGACCGAAAAATTATATAAATGGCCGCATCCTATCAAGCAGACTCGAAAGTTAAAATATAACAAGCCTCCAGCAAAATTAACCAAGGCGATGCTTCAAAAGGCATCGGGCCCTCGTATTTTTCCTTAAAATTTGTCTTAATTTTCATAGAAAATTTGAAGTAGTTTCTTTGCTAGAAACTAAGGTATACGTAATGCCCGAAGTAGAACTCCTAGAAGTATTTGGCTCAGACCTAACGGTTGTAAATGCGGCGCGCGTATCAATGGGTAAGGAATCCACCGTAATGACACCCGGTGATGCAAAACTAATTAAATATTTGGCAACACACAAGCACGTAAGCCCTTTCTTCCATCCGCAAATTCGTTTCCGTTTCAAGATGCCGATTCCAATTGCTCGTGAATGGTTTCGGCACACGGTCGGCTTTTCCCGTAATGAAATCAGCCGCAGATATGTAGACACAGATCCTGAGTTCTTTGAACCCACGATGTGGCGTCAGCGTAATCCCTCTATTAAGCAGGGTTCAATGGATACTCCTGTTCAAGAGCACGCCTTAGTACAGGATAAGGTTCATCAGTGGCATACACAGGCGCTAGACCTTTATAAGGAACTGCTGCAGCAGGGTGTTTGCCCCGAGCAGGCCCGCTTTGTATTGCCGCAGTCTATGTATACGGAGTTCATTGAGACTGGTTCGCTTTATGGATATGCGCGTCTCTGTGGATTGCGTGATGCTCCAGATGCGCAGAAGGAGATTCGGGATTACGCGCAGCAAGTATCAGTTCTGCTAGCGGAAAAGTTCCCCGCGTCTTGGTCAGCCTTAACTACTGTTCAATAATGGCACGCTCTAACGCAGTCTCAGTAGATTTGAGCACGCTCTAACGCAGTCTCAGTAGATTTGAGCACGCTCTAACGCAGTCTCAGTAGATTTGAAAATTATTTATAATAGTTAGAATGAAAAATTGTGTTGCTGTTTTAACTCGTGGTTATGATAATATTTCTTCTTATCAAAAATTAATAAAAAGAAATAATGATATTAATAAAAATCTTAAAAATAAAGATATAGACTGTTTAATCTTCCACGAAGGAAATATTTTAGAGGAACATCAAACATATATTCAAGGAAAAACACCAGAACTCCGTTTAATTTTTATAAATGTAAATAATGGCCATGCTTTTAAAAAGGAGAAAAATTCTATTCCACATTCCAAAGAAAGTAGTCGTTGGGGTGGAACGGGATATCGTCATATGTGTGCCTTCTGGTTTACGCAGTTTTTAGAATTTACTAAAGACTATGATAAACTCTTACGAATTGATGAAGACTGCTATATAAATTTTAGTATTGATCAACAATTTCAAACATTAGAAAAATATCTTTTTGTCTGTGGGAGATGGGAAAAAGAAGATTATCCTTTTGTAACACGCGGATTATTGCAAATTTCAATTGATATATTTAAATGCGAAAATCATGTTTTATACGGGCCCTACACTAATGTAACAGGATTTAATTTACAAAATATAAGAGAATCAATAAAAAATAATCCAATTGTGAATGAATATATTGATACGATTTATGAAAAAGATGGTATCTATGAACATAGATGGGGAGATCATGTTTTATGGGGTGAATTAATTGTGAATTTTTACGGTATGAATTCTGTTAAAATAGATATTCTTCATTATTTTCATGAAAGTCATAACTTACAATTGTAATACACCAAATTAGTCCACAGTAAAGATTAGTAGATTTCGCCATAATTGTAAAAATATATCCCGTCCTTCCGGCAAAACAGCATCTGTAAAAGACCACGTTTGATGAACAACATATGGATTGCTATTAAGAAGTGTTTCCATAAATGTTGTTGCGCGTGTAACTTTATCGGGCCATACTCCACATTCCTTAATTTTTTCATTAATCCATCCATCTTCGGGAATTGGGCAGTTAATTGATGGGTCCGGTCTCCATCGCCGACAAATTTCAATCATCTTTGCTATTCTACGAACAGTTGCTCCACCTCCACCGGGATCTTCTTGATTCCACGCCCACGGATTTCCATAATAATCTGTCATAAACATACCCATATCCAACTTACGACGAATAAAAATATCCATTTGAACTGTCATAATATATTTTGCATCTATCATTTCATAGTTTCGATAATCGGTATAGAAATTATTATAATCTTGAATTGCCTGTTCACGTGCTATATTGCCCTTAAAAAACCGAATAATATTAAAATGTTCTGCCTTATCACCTAGCAGAGTCCGAATAAAATCCTCATTCTCATCGGAGCAAAAAATATATACAGACATCTGCGGAGCCGCCCACGCAATATTTCGTAAAATATACCAAAAGTTAGGATGCGGTCTTCTCTCCACAATTACAAACGCATTATCAGCCTTCTTAGGAGGAATATATGTCTGCCAGAACCGATCAAGAGCGGGCCCATATGTAAGTAACAAAAAATTGTAGATATAAGGCTCTAAAATATAACGCAAAATATGACATCTATCATTCCAGATTTTTTCTTGTTCTTCCCTTGTTGAAACATTCTGCATTTTTTCAATAATCTTTTTGTGTTCTGTCATTGATAAATCCCAAAGCACTTCAATGCTCATTTTATATAGTAAATATTTAGAAGGTAGGATTTAAACCCGCAATAATCAAAAGTCCATGTCACCAATCTTCATTGATTCTGAAAGAATCTCCTCCAGTCGCTCCTTCTTCTTTTCCTTAATCACCTCTTTCGGCATTCCATTTTCTAGCACAGTTACACAAGGAAGCGAAATAATCTCTGCCTGCTCATCATCGGACATATCCTCAAGATCCAAGACCGTAAGAGGAACACCGAATTTCTTGCACATTGCCTCAACCTCAGGCAACAAGACCTTACATACCTTACACCATTCAGCGCGTACATACGAAACTGACAAAGACATTCTTGCTACTACCAGCAGCAAAAATGTTTTATTATGGGTCAAATTTTTAAAGATGGTATACACTAACACAGAACCTTGCTCAAATCCGAAGGCAGCTCCTCAATTGAGAACTTATAAATCTCGGAAATCTGCTTGAGGTTACGGTGCTCAGTAGGCGTAACCAATGAAATCGCTGTTCCCTTACGACCAAAGCGTCCCGAACGACCAATACGATGGATATAGGTCTCCTTTGAGTTGAGCGACGGAATATCATAATTGATGACAGAAGACACCTGCTGGACATCAATACCACGAGAAAGCAGGTCCGTTGAAATCATAACACGCGTGGAACCGACGCGGAATTCACGCATCCTATCTGCCCGCGTTGCAGGATCCATATCACCGTGAATGAGGGACACTGTAAAGTCCCGCTTAATCATATTGGCATAGAGCATTTCAGCCCGGTCACGCGTATTACAGTAAATCAGCGACTGCTTGATGCTAAGTCCCTCATAGATATCACAGAGAACCTCCAACTTCCACTCATCCTTCTCCAGCGGAACATAATACTGCTGGATACCCTCCAGTGTCACGTTCTCAGGCTCCAGCACAATTCGCACCGGGTCCTGTAGAAGCATTCCCGCAATCTCAAGCACCTCGGGTGGCATGGTTGCTGAGAAAAGACCCACCGCGCATGTCTTGGGCAGACCAATCTTGATAATCTCCCGAATCTGCTCGGCAAATCGCTCCTGTAGCATCTCATCCGCCTCATCCAGAATGAATGAAGTCAGGTTCTTAAAGCTGAGATTCTGCTTGATTGCCAGGTCATAAATGCGACCGGGTGTTCCGACCACTACATGGACACCGCGACGCAGATCCGAGGTATTCTCATTACGAGCAGAACCACCAACTGCTAGAAGCACCTTGATTCCCATAAATGAGCCGATACCTGAATAGACATCCGCAATCTGCTTTGACAGTTCACGCGTGGGTGAAATAATCAGAACCTGCGGTGCAAGTAGTTCCGGATTCACGCGGGCAAGTGAACCAATTACAAATGTACCAGTCTTACCAGTACCCGATTGCGCCTGTGCTAGAATATCCTTACGCTGCGCAAAGGGAACTACTGCGCGTGTCTGAATCTTACTCGGCTGTGTAAAACCGAATGAATAGATTCCACGGAGTAGATTCATTGGAAGATTCATATCGTCAAAACTCTTATAGACCTGCAGGGACTCTGACTGGTCCTCTGCGGCAATTACTCCATCCTTCGTTTCCCTGATTGCTGATTCACTCATTGTATTCATTTCTGCTGCGTTCTTTAGGCTGTGCGACATTTCTCCGTGGTTATATTCTGGGGCAACTTAAGCTTTCAAATTTTTTATCAAAGCATAGACATTCAAATAGGATGGCGCAAGGCCATCATTTGCTAGACAATAATTTTCAAAAAATTTAGACAATTTTTTTACGAGATTTTAACTGGAATTCTAGCACCCAGCAATCTTCTCTGCTAGAGCCCTAGGCATAAAAGGAATAATCGGTTCGCATTCCCACAAGAAGCGATGTCCAAAATATTCCAAATTAAAACTTTCCGGCAAATACTCAAAGTATTTACTTAGGCTCCAAGCAACAGGAATAGGAAGTAACACATGACTCTGCGGTGGCAATACCATGACCAATTGTGTGATTGCAGAAACAGGAACAGCAGAACCCAAAGGAGATGGCAAACTATTCATCTTTTTAAGAACACGAGCAAGTGTTGCAAAGGTGGGTGCGGAAGACCACGAATAATACCAGTTTACATCCACCGCAGTAGAATCCAAATAATATGCGTATACCCATGAAAATCCCCGAATAAATTCAGTCGCCGCCGCATCTGCTTGTGCCGAAGAGGAGAAATGGTATGTTTCCAGCAATGTTCGCCAATTAGGCGAAAGTGCCCCTCCTTCTAGCAGAAACATCTCTGTCTGTCGAAGCATTGGTTCTGACTCCGCCTCTTCTACAGCACGAGCGAAAGGTTCAATCTGCTTGAGAGCCGGTGGATAAAATTTTTCCTTCTGCTTGAGCCATTTTTCCACTCGTCTAGATTCCTCATCCGAACACCATAAAAAGAATTTTCCTAAAACGTGAATGTTAATTTTCCCATCCACCGTTAAACGCAGCTTTTCCTTCATGCAAATATATTCCAACCCATCAAGAATAAAAGAAATTGCATCATCCCGAATTGTCCATCCCAATGAGTGTGGCATAAAATCATTTCCTAGAACCGACATTATTGCCACATAGTCCCGCAACCATACCGACCGAGAAGTTCCATCGCGGCAATGCGCAAGCCAAAGTGTTTCCAAGACAGCCGTAGGATCAAAGAATTGTATTGTCATTTCAGCCACATCCGTAAGAGTACCTTCACCATTTTCACGACACAGCAAAATCCGATTACCAGTCAAATCCGCATGAAGCATTCCTAGCAAAATCAAATCTGCGTCTAAACCATAGACAATCACATTTTTACCAGTCATTGTTGAAAGTCGCCGCATTATCTTGTGTTCTCCTTCACCTGCTGTGTCCGAGCCACTTAACGCACACTGGCTTCCACCCATTTTATTCCATTTTAAAGCCCACGCAGCCAAAAATCTATTCATTTCATTCATAAATGCCGTTCCTGGTGTAATTGCGTTTCGGTCCCATCCTTCTGCAGCCACTGGAAGACTGAGTTCAGCCCGCAAAGCTTCATCCCGTCGTCTTAACCAAACTGACTTAAAACGCCGCAACCTCTGTTGATGAATCTTTGCTAGAGGCACCGGTCCATCTACCGCTATAAATATTTCATCTGTCGGCCCAATAAGACTTACAAGGCGCTCTAACCATACACCTACTTCCCGTCGTAATCCCACTTCATAGGCTTCAGAAGTCACAGACTTAAGTGTTTTCATAGCCGCATAAATAATACAGTTAAAATCAAGCATAAAATGCGAAACTCCGGGTAAACCAAGTGACTTGTAAGAACCCGCAGCATATGCTTTCGCATTGCGTCGTAAAAGATGTCGGTAAAATGAAGGTATTCCCATTATCTATTCCTCTAACCTATTTATTTACGCCACACATCTTTAATTAGATATATACTATAGGGATGGCTCAAGCATTTGCAGCTGGAATTTTAGTAGGACAGAGCCGAGCAGGTATTCTAGATTCATTGGCAGATCAGGCAAAATTTATATCCGAAGAGTTTAAAGGACAAGCAAAATATGCTTTTCGGACTCTTCCGGATATTTTATTGAGTGGTTCGCTTTTCTTAACTTTTATTCTTGGATGGCAACCTGCATTAGCATCTTTCGCGGCTGGAATTATTTCAACTGGTCTAGCACAAGGATTTCTGAGTGATTTGCTGCGTAGTCAATCACCATCACTGGCAAGAGCAGGAGGCGCCTTAGGAGGAGCATTTGACCATTGTAGTGGTCATTTTCCTGGAGCATCATGGTCTCGTATGATGTCAGTTCTTTCTCATAGCAGCAATTTAATTGAAGGTGTTGTACCCTCTTACTACATGTCTGTTATGGGTTATTTGTTTAGTTTCGTAGCGACGCAAGGATTAATATTCAAAGATGAACTTTCCATGCGTCCTACAACGGCTTATTGGCTCCGGATATTCACAATTATGACATTTATAATGGTTGCCGGATTAGGATGTATCCGCGTTGCGACAAATTGCGAACCGTGGTGGGCTGCAATCATTAGTTTAATCTTCGGAATAATCGTTGGATTAATCTTCGTTTTTGTTATTGTCACCACTTTTGGCAGAAGAATCGTAAATGCTCTTCACTTACCACTGCTTGAAAAGCGCATCCCTGATGAAAAACCTATTTATGTCTGTGCTAATCCCTCCGATTAGGACACAATAATTAAATAGACTATAGAATAGGGTAGGATGTCAACATTTATATTTCAAAACATCCGGGATTTTTCATTGAATAGTATCCAGAATTTTCCCTTTTTAATGTCTATTAGTTTTCTCTTTCTAGGTATTCTGTTCTTTCAGCCAACGTGGTCTCTAGTAAGTTTAGGCGTAATCATGGTTTACTTTATTGTCATAATTATACAAACAATATTCGGAAAATTTGCTCCGATGTTAGGCGATGATGTTGTTTCATGGTTGAGTTCTCCCATGCCTGAAGGACCTTCCACTTGCTATCCTTTTAGCGGAACTGCCCGGCCTTTTACATTTCCGAGTGAATGGATGACTCAAACCGCTTTCATTTTGTCTTTCGTCATGTATAACTCCTATATTTTGATGAAAAAGAAAGGCAATAACAAGTTATTTGAAGCCTACATGCGGCGCATGTCAAGGACTCAAATTAGTATTCTAGCATCTTCTGTATTATTGGTTACATTCATGGGTATTCGCTATCAAACTGGATGTGATACGGGATTTAGTATTTTATTAAGTTCTCTGCTAGGATGGGGTCTTGCTGTTGCTTACTGGCATATTCTAGATATCTGTAATACACAACTCAACTCTGATGTCCTTGGAATTACACGAAATATGGCTCCAGCCACAGATGATCCGGAAATTGCGGTTGTATGTACTGGTTAGAGTTGTACTAAAAATCGGATTGCTAGACTACGCCAAATACGACTCGAACCCGCATTTAGATGTGTTGTCCGCTCATTTTGTAGAAAATGTGCCGATAATTCATTAATTACTACTGCTAGACGCTCTTTATCTACAGGTTTGGCTTTCTCAGCAGCCCATTCTTCTATGCTAAAAAGCGGTTTTATATTGGTCTGATTAATCTCATTATGTAGGGCATAAAACCATTCTTCAAATTCGGCTTTTGTTATCACTTTCAGATTTAGACCACGCAGCTCTCCTGAAAAATGACTCTGACATTTTGGACAATTCATCACAGCAAGAGAGACTTTTAAAAAATTTCCCCATAAACTCCGATTATCCACTGTTAATTCCACCTTAACAGAAAATGTATGAAGCAGATACCATAATCGCGGCCCCCAGTAAGCCGACATCCCTGCTAGAATTACGCAAATGAAAAATTTGACTTAACCGCACCTTGCGCAGCATATCAAGCAAAAACAATGGTTCGTATTCCTCGTGGATTTCTAGAAGACCTTTCATCAGTAATTTTCAAACATGACGTTCTCTTCTTAGAGTCGGTGTGTCGTGAACTAAATATTCCATTTCGGGAGGCAAAGAATAAAGTATTGGGTGTTGGCGAAGAGTGTCGGCTTGAAATAACAGGTGATCTAAGTGATGGTTCTACACAATGCGAATTCTGGATTCTTAATCAAGAGACTATGCTTTATAAGCAGTGTCCTGCTCGTCAGATGATTCAATGTTCGGGATGTGAACTTCATAATTCATATAATACGACTCTTTCTAGCAAGAATCAGATTCTTAAAAAAGAAGATCTTGCTGGTCTTCCTGAACTTGAATGGGTCTATCATGAAGTACAAAAGCAACATTTTCTATACAATTCTGTTCAAAACAAATTCTTTACAAAAGACTGTGCTCCTGCAGATGGATATCTTTGGGAAGATAAAGAAACAGAAATTCTCTATAGGATTATTGTAAAGCCAAAGGCTCTATATAAATACAAAAAATTGAAGGCAGCCCGCAACATAGAACATCAGCCGCAACTGCAGAACAATTAGTAATTATAGGAATGTCCGAAAATCAAGAGCCCGTTGCAAGAATACTAGACTTTAGTCATGTGGGAGAAACTCCCAGCATGCGATTCCTCCGTTTATCAAGTATTGAATTTCCGGTTAGGGAGGAAATAGAAGAGGAAGTTGATCCAGATCTTCCGCGATTTAATCCGGGACTTTCTTTTGGCCAACCACAAAGTAGAATTAGTTATCCACCAATGAGGCAATGGCTTCTTGTAGGAAATAAAATTAATAAGAAGAATTGTAAAAGTAAATTTAATCCTAATACACTGGATGACTTCTATAATACACGCTGTGCGCCTGGTTGTACTCGTATTTTCCGCAGATTGATTGATAATCCGGATATTTCTACGGGAAATCTTATGGTAAGTCTTCCATTTCATAAACTGAGAGAACATTTGTCTGATCTAATAAATCCATTTAACAAGTTGCCAAAATCTGAATTTAAGGTTCCTTCCGAAGTATCAGAATTTCTACAAACCACTTATATTTATAAGAAGGCAGATGCGTATCGTTCTCTATGGGAATCATTCGCCCACATTCGCTACCAGATGCAGCGTCTAGTAAATGCTTGGCTCAACAAGAAGTGCCAAAAGAAGATTCTGCCAATTCCGAATTATGAAACAATGGAGGATCCATCGCCTGATAATTGTATAGAGTGGACAGATATTTCAAATCGCTGCGTCTATAGGATTCACGGTGATACTCTTATTAAGAGCATGAAGATGTATCTCCATCATTCAGATTACGGTTTTCCTGATCCACTAACGCCTAAGAATCCAACTACAAATGCGCCTTTTACGATGGGTCAATTGATCCATCTACAGTATCAGATTTACGCTTGGTGCGGGAAGAATAAGAAGCCGGTGCCTTCTATCCTAACTAAATATCATGATGCCAAGTTTAATCTAGACACTCTGTGTATCAAAAATCGCCCTGAGATGACCTATCAGGTGTGCAAAGATTTGTTCAAGGAAATGGATGATGAGGATGCCATTGAAATGTGGCTTGATATTATTGAGAAATATGCTCCTCTTCCCAGTTTCTCTCGGGATAGGATTGAAAAGGAAATTCCTATTTGGATTAAGTCACTTGATGAAGTGGACACTGAGACTACCAAGAAGGGAAAGGCACTACTAAAAAAGTGGGAGGTACTTCTTCCTGATTTGGTTCAGTATTCACGGTTCAATTATTTCAATCGTCCTGATTGGACAGATGAATCACATGTAAAGAGAGTTGTTAAATTTCTATGGGTGAATACATATCACGAGGTTCGTATTTATATTGAATCAAAGAAAGTGGAAAATCAAGCGATTAGTCGTGCTATACAAGCAATCTCCAATCAGAGTATTGAGTGGACACCCATCTTGTATGTGGATAATTCATTTGCATTTGATTTCGTACATGATGCTCATCCAGTTCCTCCTGCTCTTCCAGTGATGCCGCCAGTGTCCATGACACAAGGGCCAGCGTCCATGACACAAGGGCCAGTGTCCATGACACAAGGGCCAGTGTCCATGACACAAGGGCCGCCGTTAAGTTCTGAAATTATTTACTTTATAACTTCTGGAGGACAGCCCTCAACTGCTCCTGCGTCGCCTAGCGCAGAATCATTTGAAAGCGTGGATTAGATGCCACTCATTGGACCCGACAGTTCTGCCGCAACTGAAATGATTCCCGGTCGTCTTTGGTTAGGCGGTATCCGAGCAGCATTAGATGAAAAATTTCTGACTGAAAATAATGTAACTGTTATTTTTAATTGTACGAAAGATATACCATTTATTCAACTTCCCGGACAAATGATTTATTACAGAATTCCCGTTCATGATAATTTGGAAGAAGAAGAGATTCAGAATATGCTTGACTGGAGTCCGGAAATAGTCTATAAACTTCTAAAAGAATATCATGAAGATAAAAATATTCTAATTCACTGTGCTGCAGGAATGCAACGTTCAGCAGCGGCCTGTCTAATGTTCTTGATGACACTTTGGAAGCAACCTCAACAACCTGTTTTTGCTTTCATGCGAGAACGTCGTCCAATTGTCTTTCAACCTTCTATGAATTTTAAAAGATCAGTAGACTGGTATGAAAATTGGCTTAATACAAATATAATTCAAAAATAACAACCGCCTTCAATTACATTTCCAGCAGATGGAATTTCAGATACTTGTGGCGATATCCAGTATTGATTAAAAAACTTTGAAATAACTCCATGATTGAGCCATCGTCTTCCCCGAATACCAAAAATAATCTGTGTTCCTCCCCCGGTGTGTATAGCAGAGATACCTCTTTTCTTTAATTCAAAGCAAACAGGCAGACTCAAAGCACCGGCTCCAACAAAGACAATTTTAGCACCCGTAGCCACACAAGAATCCACAATAAAATTAACACCTCCCCACCATCCCTTCTCTAAGATATGAGATGGCCACGAGCATATCTCTTCTTTATCGCAAATTAAGGGTGAATATCCCGAACAAATCCCGCCGCAAAATTTTGCCTTTGAGGACCACAGTGAAAAGGGAAATAACATGTCCCGTTTTATCCATTGAATTTCAATTGACTCCACAAAAGGAGATACAACACAGAAAGGCGTTTCTATTGCTAGACTCCAACGATTCTCTGGCAAATCCTGATAAAATGGCTCAAGAGCCCGAAGAGGTAGAAATTTTTTTACTTGTGGAACAAACTGCTCAATAAAAATACGTTCCTCCAGTGGTTTAATTGGATTCCACATTGCGATCTCATCCATTAAATGAAAGTTTTCTATCATATATTGGCACCATTCCTGTAGACAATCGGAACCTTCTATGATTTGATTGGGAAAGAGACCTGCGTTTATTACCATATTGCGCCGAATATCACGCGGGAATGGAGCACCATTATGAGTTACAAACCAATGAAGAGCATCAAATTCACTTGTTCCCAACTTTCCTGCTACAAAGGGAACACCTGAATAAATGCGTTGAGAAAGAATACTGCCTCCTTCGGCTATTGTATACGCTGGCCCTTGCGTAGCTGGCGGACCTACAACACCGCCCATTTTCTTTATATTACTTATTTTCGCCGTTCTTATATAGGATGTCTCTATGCCCACCTGGTTCAGTTTTTAATCCGCAGACACTTCGCTGTGTAAAATCAGGAGGTCGTCTTGGAAGACGTATTCAAACTGTACCCGCTGTCACTCGAAGACTAAATACATATCAGCCCGCATATCAACCCGTTACGCGTCTTACGCCGATTCCTGTTTATGATACAGTGCCTCAACTTGCTAGAGCTGTAACACGTTCTATGCGGCAGTCACGACTTCCTGTACTAGCACCTGATTCGCAAAGGAGTTTTTTTATGTCTCAAGGGCCAGCTTTTCCAGCTTTGCAAGGACAAGGGCCTTTACAGACACGAGGGCAAGTACAAGAAAACAGATGTCCTGCTGGAAAGATTCTGAATCCCGAAACAGGCAAATGCGTAAAAGTAGGCGGCCGCGTTCAAAGGCGCCTCCAGCGTTTACCGCAAGAAGGAACTGAAGGAAGCCCTCCAATGCTCTACACACGCAAGGCCAGTAAGATTCCTGTAGGTCCACGTGAAGCAATGAAGAATTGGATTTCAAGCCAATGTGCTAATTCCGAGGAGCCTTTTACAGGAAAGAATTTAAAAGCAATGGCTGATGAGGAAATGGTTTCTCTTATTAAGACAAGTGCTGGAACTTGCCTAAGAGCAGAATATCTTGACCGGCATATTCGGCATGAAAGAGAACGTGGCACTGAGGTAATGGACCCGATGAATCCGCGCAGACAATTGACATTATCTAACATGGACATCTTAGGTAGAACTATACGGCAGGTTGTGCCAGATTATCGTGTTCCGCAATATACAAGGAAAGCTGCAAGAGAAACGCAGCCTCTTCCTCAAGCACAGACCGCAACAAGACAGCCCGCCACTAGACAGACACGCAGTGGCCTCCCCATCCCTCAAGCAACATCATATCCCGACAATTATAAGTTCTTTATTGGTAAAGATGCCCGCAGTGGCAATGATTTCTACAGTGTTTATTACTATGACAAAGATCAAGCCACGGTTACAAATGCGGGCGTTCAAATTCCCCCACAGGCCATTGTAATTGATATTGGTATAATTCCCGCATTCGTAGGCGTTGTTGAATCGGGTAATCCAGCATGTACGACATCAACACTAGTAGAGAAACTGTTGGCTCTTCACAAGAAACAAAAGTTACTGCATAAGTTGGGCAATCAATTAGTTGCTACAATTGAGATGCCGGCTGAAAGGGCTCGTTGGAAGACTCCCGATGGTGCCATTCAACGCAAGTTCTTCCAGCAGGTTTGTGCCTACTTAGATGAACTTGTAAGATAATAAGTAGATATGCCTTCTATTATCTATGGTGGCTTAAGATATACACAAACAAGACATGCGATTTATTGTAAAAAATGTAAGGAAACAATTGAAAGTAAACACGTACATGATTTCAAATATTGCTCCTGCAAGGCAGTAGGAATAGATGGAGGAATATCTGCTGGAAATCGCATATTAGGACATCTATCCGATATGGAAGATAGAAGTATGTATTATGTGGTAGTAGAGAAAAAGAAGGTTTGGTTGCCGCAGACTGTAATTGAAGAACGTTTTCTTAGAATTCAGCATCAAAACATATTACCTACTGCCGAAACATCTGCTCTTATTCCTACGAGAGAACCTGTACCAGAATCCGCATAGGACCACGCAGCAACGGTATAAGTTCCCGGTCCTTCAAAGATACGATGTGCTAGTGACACGGAGCCTCCAGAATTAGCAGGAACAGAAATCATTGTGCTCAAACTCTGATATCCATTTACAGTTAAATAAGTATACCCTGTTCTTAAAGAACCAGTTGTATTTACCATATTATGATTTGCGGAAGCCATTAGAAAAGATGACGCATTTAAGACCACACTTGTTGAGCAAAGAACTTTAGCCACCGTAGTCAGCGATGACTGTAATAATAAATCGCTCCAACCTGAACGAGTTGGGAAAGCCGGAAATGAATTAATTGTAGATACAGCCAACGTAGATGTCCGAATATTAACGAGTGCGATATCTCCTGTATTTCCCCCTCCTGTTCCCGGATCTACAAAACTAACAATCTGTAAGCCTTGGCACCGAATAATTCCCGCTACATCTAAACTATTCTGAGGTACAGTTGTTCCTATTCCTACAAATCCGGTTGTATACGTTGCATTTGAACCAACTTTATTCCATGTTGGGGACAATTCAATTTCATTATCATTTACATATAGATTTCCTGTTAGATTAATATTTCCACTAATATCAATGCCTGTTCCAAAATAAGAAAGCGATGATTTTCCTATAATAAAGCGATTATCTGCACCCCAGCCACCAAGTGTTGAACCCTGTCTGAAAAAAGTGGGACCGTCTCCAAATTTACTGGCAATCCCCTTGCTATAAATGAGTCCATTTACATCTAATGCGCCATCTAGAGAGGAGCCAAGGGGATATTGAACACCAACAATTGTACTCATGTAAACCGGTCCATTGCGAAAAAATACGTTACCGCTGATATCCGCAGTATAAACAGAACTTGAAATTCGCGGAGTGGGAAGCACGGAACCAATATGAATCTGCTCAAAACTGGCACCATCATTCAGAATTGCAATTATTTCATCTGCTAATCCAAGTCTGCTAGAAGCTGTACTGAACTGTTGATTAATATATGTATACGTTGTTGTGCTATTCGCATAATATCCGGGACCTATGAGGGTTGAAAGACCGGCAATGCTAGTGGATGTATTAACTAGCCCAGCCGCAGCAATAGATGAAATGAAACTGCTAAAATAATTACTCGTAGTTGATAAATTTCCCACTGCTGTTGAAGCAGCCGCTACAGCATTAGTACTTAATATTGTGTAAATTCCAGCAGTTCCACTACTGAGTGTACTAAATGCACTACTCTGGACTGTACTAAGCACATTAGATACACCATAAAGTGTTGACAAGACGCCTCCAGTAGTTGTAGATAAACTATTCCAAACACCATATGTCTGTGTGCTGAGTGTGCTAAAGACTTCAAACGTAGCAGTTGATACAGTTCCAAACATCGTTGATAAATTCTGTGATGTCTGGGTGGATTGATTGGAAAGATTAGCACGAGTATCGGAATAGAAGAAGGATAAATTATTTGAACTTGTTCCAACATTCAATGGATTAATATTAGTAATCTGTGAACCGTCACCAACAAATCCAACACCCGCAGTTATTTGCTGGTTTCCTCGTAGTGAAGTATTAACAGTAAGATTGCCTCCAACATATCCGCTTTCAGCAACAGTTAGCATATATCCCGGTGTTGTTGTACCAATACCTACATTTCCAGCCGCTGTGATAACTGCTTGTACTGCACCGTCCGCTTTAGTGAAATTAATAGTATCCGAATATCCCCGATATTGTTGAGCAATAACAACGCCGCTTATATCCAATGTTATGGCCGAAGCACCACCGCTAGCAATTAGATTACTAGTTGTAGTCGCATATAGAACATTCTGTCCATTTACGGCGAGAGCAATTGCCGCTCCAACAGCACCAATTGTAATTGCATTTCCATTACCATCTGCTATACTACTAATATTCTGCCACGTTGCAGTACCGAAATTATCAATAGCTGTTAACAAATAACCTTTTCTAGCAGAATATCCTGGATACAAATTAGGCAATTGAAGAGTACTACGCAGTATAGTCGCATTTGAATTATCAAGCGTTGCCAAAGGAAGCTGATTCGCTAATCCCAAAAAGCCATTTGAGTTAATCCGAGCCACTTCACCGCCGCCAATACCGAATGAGATAGAATTATTCTGTGCTAGAACGGTCGTAGCAGAATTACATGATGTGATTTGGTCTGTTAGATATGTATCAATTGTCCCCGCAGCAACATACTCAAGATCACCATAAATATTAGCCGCACGAACAAAGTGGCCAACTTGACCAGTTGCCTCCTTGAATCGTATGTTAGAAGCAACCAGAACATTATTAGACGATTTCAAATCAGCATTAAGAACATAATTGGATTGCCCGATATTCCAAATTCCATTTGCATCAATAAATCCTAACGAGCTTATATTTCCACGAGTTGAACTTAGACTTGTAAAATTAAATCCCTTTTGCCAACCAGAAGGACCGTTACTGACGGCTTGGAAACGTACATTAGAATTCTCAAGAGTATCAAGTGTGCGCCAGAATCCATTTCCTGAAGCATCTGCCTGTAAATACATAGAACTAACATTTATACTGCTAGGAAGACGAAAGCGTGTTGTTACAAAGTTTCCATTAACTGTAAATGTTCCAGTTGATACACCAGCATAGCCTCGTGTCTGATATAGAAAATTACCATTTGAATCAAATGAAGCAGCAAGTGTACTATTTGCAGTAATTTGAACTACTCCATTTGTAGCTGTACTCAAATTGCTAAATACATCAATACGGGAAGTTCCATTTGTAATGGATGTTCCAGATCCAGTGACACCTGAACCTGAACCAGTATAGTCAGTTCCACCTACAAAAAATGTATTGCTAATATTGATTGGATCAATAACTTGAATAGGAATTTTATCATATTTACCAATAATATTTACATAGACTGCTTTCGTATCAAAATTCACCATTTTCTGAACATTTGTTAAATTAGCACGAATAGATTCAATATCACTCAATCCAATCGCATTTGGAACTGTATCCGTCGGTGTTTGAATACTATTTACAAACCCATTATTTGTTTGTGATGCGAATGACATCCAACCCTATTTAGCAGAATGCGTTTTTTATCCAATATGAAAACGAAGCGTAAGCCAGGAGGGACATGTCTCAAAAATATTATAAACCATATACCTCGGACAATGAATCAGATTCAGATTCAGACTCAGGTTCAGACTCAGGTTCAGACTCGGGCTCCGATGCTAGTATCGCAGACTTACCGCAGAATAAATTTCAACAATTTTTAGCGGGTAGTATATCCCTGAATAAGGAAGAAGACCGCAGAAAGTATGAAAATACATCCACAAAATATTCATACGTTGATTATACATCATCTGGGAAAGCCCAAGAAATCGTAGATACTGCTAAGTTACCCGATCCCAAATTTGAAACGAATAAAAATACAGCATTAATTATGATTAATAGTCGCGATCGTGATACAAATATTTATATACAACCAACTGATTTCTATATACGACTTCCACGAACTTATAAATCAATTACAAATATTGCGATAACACAATTAAAACTTCTTTCCTCTTTTTATTATTTCAGTCCTATTAAGAATAATACCTCTTTAAGTATTTTAGAACTTGGGCGTGTTCGTGATGAAGATGGTGTAGATGTAAGTAATGTTATTGTTTCAAGTATTCGTCAGGGAACATATGATGCAATTAGTCTCGTAAATGAACTTAATATTCAATTAAATAAGACGCCTCTTTTTGCGGATATTAGTGGAGGTAAGGGAGCATTTTTAGCCCGTTTTCAAATCGGCGGTGATTATACAGAACTATTTAATCAACCAGGAGATAATACATTTAATAGTTTAACAGGTACATATGCTAGTGGATTGACGAAAGCAGATATTATTTCTCGATATTTCTATTCAGCATCAACAAACTTAACAAACCAATTCTATAGTGGAGATGAGGCAACAGTCGCATATTACTACCCAATTTTAAAAGAAATGATGTTAGATCCGGCTCAAATTAATCTGCTTACATTATCAACACCTGATTTGCTAGCAGCCAGCACTAGTGGAACAACAACAAATACTTCAGATACATTAAATGCTACAGGCGAACAACCGTTTGACCGAATTGTATATGGATTTCGCGGATTATCTGACGTGTATGTAACAGCAGTTGTTAAACTTGCCGCAAATCAAACTTTTATGGATGCATATAGACAACTTAACACATATAGCTTTTTCTTAGCAAATAAGTACACCTGCTCGTATGACACAACAGTTGGACGATTCAAAATCATTGCACCTTCAATTAATACGAGTATTAATTCAGATTTGAACTTTGTTTACAGTAATGCATTAATTAAACAGATTACTAGTGGAAGTAATACTGCAACGCAATATGCTACTCTTCAAGCAAGTGTAACAAATCAAAACGCAGCCATTGGCGATTTTTATTCTTTTATTCATCAGAATATAACTGACTCATTTGCGATTGATTATGGAAAATATACAAGAACATTCTTTGCTAATACATCAAATGAAATATCAACCTATGATGCCAGCGGTATTATTGGAATTTATGCCACACAGTTAAGCGCAAATATTGTAAATAGGCAAATTGATACATCATTAGTTCTTCCAGCAGATATAAGCGGGACATGGCCGCTTTTAACATCCAATGTTACAAGTTATAGCAATTACTCATCTCTAGTCCCTATTGACACAAATGGTTACATAGATATTAGTAACTCAAGTGAATTTGTATCTGGATATGTGGATGTTCCTTTTAAAGTTGAACCAGTAACTTACACTCAGTTTACATTTAAAAGTCGTTGCCGGCAAACAATGTCTTTTATGACATTGCCACGAACTGCAACTCAAAAAGCAATAGCCGATGCATCTGAATCATATATTATACCCCCAACTCTTTTTGACGCTGATAATGTGTGTATTCTTGACCCTTCTATTCAGGCAAATCCGACTTTCTTCATGTTTGATATTAGTCAAAGTATGTTTGAAACAAGCGATAGTATGATTAGTGGAAATAATTATCTTAATTATATTCGTCAACAAAAACCGATTTTCACAAGATCGGTTCAATCAACAGATTTACTTGTTCCCGATAATCGGTCACGTATATTCTTTCAACTTAATACAGATAAATACGAACAAGCAGTTGATGTTAGCAATTATATGTTTGATGTAAAATTCAGAATTGATGCAGAAGCAAATCGTACATTTCCGGTTGATTTTGATGTCTATATGTATCGCGATAGAGCAGCATTTATGTATGATGTAAGTAATGCTTTAGTACCGGGTTCAGTCTATATGCCACGACCAAAAAATTATTTTAATAAATATACATCAACTGCGGGAGCTTCTTCATTAGAAATAAATTTACGCGTGATTGGTAATAACCGATATTTTTTCTATCTTCATACACGAGCAGATAATTATGGTCAATTTATAATTAGACCATATTGTGTATTATCTTCACCTTATGGAGTAAAATATCCTGTGACGAATGATTTATCATTTCGGAAAATGCCATTTTTAAGTACAATTACAAATCGTAATCCGGCCATTTATAATAACCAATTTTACACATATGATCTATCATCAAATTATATTGCGGGATATGATAGTAATAAAGTAAGTAATGATTATCTAGATTATCTGATTAGGACAACCGATAATGAAACAGGATATGACCCAAATAATGGCGCAGCCTACAGTTTTAAGAAACTGGGTCCTTCTTCATCCAATATAGGTTCTAATATAACAACACGGGATAAAAGTCTATGGTTCTACTCAAATTCCTCCAATATTATTACAAATGTTGTTTCAAATAGTGTTTATATTTCATCTTCAAACATTTCAAGTTTCAACCTCTTTTCAACTGCAAAGACAACTTTTAAAATTATAAATCCTTTCATCGCAAATACAATTACAAATCCCGAAATGATAATTATTCCGCGTGAACAAACGGATTTAACATATTCAAATACTCCTCCAATTATTTCAAGTTTTACAATGTTTCCTGTTACATCTACTATTGTAAATGCGCAGCCAGTCTACACAAGTACAGCAAAAGTATCCTATAGTACAATTGGATTAAGTTGGTCTAGTATAACAAATACATTCAATGGAAGTTATGATTCAAATATAAATTGGAATCCCACGATAAAACCCGCAGTTGTTGGTTCGCCTCTTTATTTATGCGATAATCCTTCTGCGATTACGTATGATTGTAGTTATAATCCCTTACCGCCAGATTATTCGCCACCGCCAACAGATACTACAACTTTATCATTTGGTTTTGATGCTAGTGGCGTAACTGGATTTACATTTCAACCTCCATATGATATATTCTGCGGTATTCAAGAAATGGTAATTAAATTCGGATATATAAATCCAACATTTACAGCAACACCTTTCTTGCAAAATGGTCTCAATCAACCCTCTTTGGATCTTCAATATTATAATAGTAAAATAAAATTTCTAAAAATTTATCGTACTACAAATATATTAAATATAGATCCATCTGCTCTAGCAAATATATCACCGCTCATGACGCTTCAGCGAAGTAGGATAGTTCAAATTGGTTCATTTACACCCGCAGCACCAGGTCAACTAGAGCCTCTACGTAATCGTAATCCAGAGTGGGGAACATATTATACATTTGATATTTGCGGTTCCCCAACACCGCTAAAACCTTATCCACCCTATTATAAACCAGATGGAACAGGTATTCAAGAACCTGCACCACTAGCAAATACATACTCGGTCATACCAGTCAACAGTGATGGAACCCTCGGAGCATTTTACGCATTATCATTTACAAAGCAAGTTTTCAAATACACTTCAGCCGATAAAAACTTATTGGTTGATTATCAAAATAATTATCTTTTAACAAAACGCAATACGCCGTATCAATCCACCAATCCAACCAATTTCCAAATTCAATTACTTGCTCCTAATAACCCTGCAGTACACTTGATTACAAAAATAAGTTATACAAATACAGCCGCAACATATGATCCTGCCCAAGATATCAGCCGATTTGGTGATGGAACTATTGCTGGAATCTCAGGAGAACTAGCAGATACACAAATCTTCTTATACGATGACTCGGTAAATAGAAGCCAAGATGTAATTAGTGCTGATGTCCGATATGGTCCAACACGCGTCGCTGATTATAATAAAACTAGTGTGAATGATTCGGCTGCTTGGGGGAAAGAGAAGGGAACTATTTATAAGGCCCGTGACGATGATTCGGGATATAATTTCTTATCCTATATTCACGACGTGGTCATCCGAAAAAATAATACTAATGTTCTAAATGTTCGCGGTTATGTTCCTACAGCACGTTTTACATCGGGTATGCGATTTATTGGAAGAAATTGGACTGATTTTGGTGTTCTGACGCTGAATGAACTTATGGAAGATATAGATGCTCTTGTTGGTGGAACTCCAGCTATGAGTATAGACAGCAGTGGAAACATTGTAAATGAATCTGTGCGATTTACAAATGGTAATTTCTATAGCCGGCATTATGCGCTAGCACTTATCCGATTTAATAATTCTTTTAAAGTGAAGAAATCATTAGGACTTGGTCTAGGTTCTGCCACATATCTCGGAGAAACCTTCGACGGAACAGCCGTTGCCAATGCTTTCAGATTAGCATTAACACAATATGTTACACTTTATAATAGTATTCAAACTAATCAAGCAACTGTGAATGCGGCTTCAACAAACGCACTCATAAGTCTAACAAATTATGTGAATATTCGTTATCAAGGTATTCTTCCACCGTCCTTCTTAAAACGTTCTCGTCTGAGTGACCCGATTCCATTCCAAATCCGTTTCAAATCATCACTTATTGCGCCCTATTCTGCTGCTTTTGATGAATGGGGTCTCGGTTGGAACTTGGGTTTTGATAAAATAGATACAACCTTTGCAACTCAGCAAACAGCAATAACATTTATTCGTATTATTGATGATTATATCTATCTCAAAATGAACGACGAGATGGATATGAATACAATTGACATTAGTGAAAAGGAATATTTGAATCAATCACAGGATACATTCGGCCAAAGTTCCAAATATTTCGCAAAACTTCTTCTGAATACATTCGGAAATTTTTCACAGACATATATTCAATCCCCTAAAATATTTAATCCGGTCTTAGGCAAGTTGGATAAATTCCATTTCCAATGGGTTGACCGATTTGGGGCCGTTATCAACAACAATGACTGTGAATTTAATATTACTCTTCAAGTTGAGGAGTCGATAGACCAATTGGCAAAATCAAATACAATTGATAGTGGTGTAAATAATGTATCCGCCAAGTTTTCTTCTGCTAGTAAGTAGAGCATATGGCTGAACTCAAAGATAATACAAAAGTAATTTATTGTCCGTCAAGAAATCCCTATGATGAGGAGCCTTTACGTGGAGTAGATGCTTACAATTCACTGGAGCAAGCATTTCCCGATATCTGTTTGAAAAGCCATTGGGATCCGACGCTACTAGCAAATCGCTTTATCTTACCGCCGACTGAAGGACCGCTCCCGACTGATTATCGTCCTTTTACCCGCATTTGTACAAATTATTTCACAGGAGATCGTGGTTCGGGTCTGGGTCCCTATACGGGCGGTGAAGGTTTAGCAGTCAAACCTATTCGCATGGGTGGTCGTGCTTCCACAGACATGCCCTATGGTGATTTTGCTAGAGCCGTTGATAAAGAAAGTGACTTACATAATCTTTCTCGTCGGTTGACCAAAGGATGTACCGAGTATCAGTATATGCCGGAATCACCGCAGTCACTCAGTCAACAAATGGAGCAGGTCTTTCCTGAACAAATGGTGATGACTGTACAACAGCAGAAGATCCTAAGTGAAGTGAATAGACCGAAAGCAACAATTCGTGGAGAGCCGTTTGATTGCCGAGCCCTGGAAGATTGTCGTAATTCAGCTGTAAGTCAAAGACAATTCAATAATCCGACAAAGTATGATCGGCAACAAAAGGCTATCAAAGCAGCCACTGAGAATGGACAGCAGAGAACAGACGGATATTCTAGCCGTGTGTAAGTAGAATCAATGATTTATCGCTTATATCCTATGATTTGGTATAATTCTAGGATGCAACAGCATGAAACTGTATATGGAATCACGCCTGAACCAGCAGCAGGAACCTGGCTTTCTAGCAATTATCGTTGTGATTCAGCCAATACTAAAGACCCTCTTTATGTAAATAATCGGCATTATTATCAAATCCTCAGCGATAAACAGCCTGTAACATGGACTACTCTGCTAGAATGGTTGAATTCTGCAATAACACAAGGTGTTGCTCTACAGGATACCGCACCAAAACCAAATCAGAGTTTTTATATTACTCTATAAGCACATAATCTGAATTATTAGTAGGGATGCGACAAATACTTTTCAATTTATTACTAATGATAGGTTTCTTATCTCTGATTTTATTGGTTTTGCCTTTTCTGCGCCCGCAAAAAGTTCAAGGCCCCTACAATTTACCCAAAATCATCTGGCAGTATTGGGATAAAGACCCTCCTTCAATGATTAAAACAATCAAAGAGAATAATGCGGCCAAATTAACAGGATGGAAGATTAATTATTTAAATGAAAATACGGCGGGACAATATATTTCACCATTTGACTATCCGCCAAATTATAATGAATTAAAGCCCGCTCATAAAGCCGATTGGCTTCGGGTCTATCTATTGAAACATTATGGAGGAGTCTGGATGGATGCATCTATTATTATTAATGACCCGCAGGCAATTGATGCCTTGTATGCTCAATCTATCCAACAACAAAGTGAATTAACTGTTTTCCAGTTCAAATCTCCACTTAATGTTGAAAATTGGTTTATTATGGCGCCTGTTAATAGCCGAATGGTGGAAGCATGGTTCTCGGAATATGATTCGGCCATTCGCATGGGCTTTATGAATTACAAAAAAATCTTATGGAGAGAAGGTGTTGATACCAGTTGCGGAAGAAATGAAGACAAAATAGAAGAGACATATTTTACTCAACATTATGCTTTACAGCGAATTATACAGAATGAATTAGTTCCTAACCCCAATATAATAGTAAATGAAGCAAAAGAAACAATGCTTAAGATAGACTTCTTATGTGATGGCAAAAGTAAAGAAGAGACAAAAGCATGTTTAATCAAGAATTACTCGGATTTTGAAAGTCTTCGTCGGCTTCCTTATATAAAAATTAATGGTGCCAATAGAGATCTTCCAATTAAGTGGAACACATACTTTGAAACAAATTAGTTAACCCTAATAGGGATGAAAATTGGTCGTAATTTTCTTACAATACTATTGTCAGCAATACTAGTATTGTCAGTTGTACTTTATTTAACAATACAGGCGCAAGAACAAGCACAAGCCCAGTATAACATACCCAAGATTATCTGGCAATTCTGGGATAAAGATCCGCCCCTTATGATCCAGCAAATGAAGGAATATAATACAAAACGTTTAGACGGTTGGGATATTCGTTTTCTAAATGCGACCACAATAAAAGAATATATTCCCGACTCTGCCTTGCCCTCAACGTTTGACAAATTTTTGCCCCAGCACAAAGCAGATTGGTATCGTCTATATCTTCTTAAAAACCACGGAGGATGCTGGATGGATGCTTCCATTATTATTAATGAGAAAGGGTCAATAGACAAGATTCGCAATGATTCCTATGCTAGAAAGAGTGAACTAACAGCGTTTCAAGCAAAGACACCGTTGAATATTGAAAACTGGTTTATAATGGCTCCTGAAAATAGTCCTGTTATAACGCTCTGGTTTGATGAATACAACGGAGCGGTAACAAATGGCATGGCTGAGTATAAGAAATTTATCATTAAAGATGGTGTAAATTGGGGACTTGGCCGTGAAAATTCAAATCCCGTTGAAGTGGAGGATACCTATTTTACCCAGCACTATGCCTTACAGCGAATTCTCCAGAAGAATTTACATAAAAATGCTCCGATTTATATTCTGGAATCCAAAGATACAATGCATAAGTTCTTTTATGATTGTAATAAGAATGAATGGACAGACGAACAGAAGAAAGCATGTTTTGCTAGTAAGTTAAAGGACCATAAAGGAATGCGTCAACTTCCGTACATCAAACTGAGTCAGCATGAACGAAAATTAAATGTGGATCTAACGGAATATTTCGCCGATAAATAACCGTAACTTTATTAGATGTGGGCAATAGACTCCGTTAAAACCTTCTGTATTAATCTAGATAAACGCACTGAACGCTGGGAGCGTATGATTGCGCAGCCTGAAATTAAACGAATTCCGAATTTGAAACGCTTCTCGGCGGTTGATGGTTCCACGCTTAACATAGATACGGATAATCGTGTGTCAACACTCTGTCGCTATAATATTAAAAATCACACGCGCAGAAGTCACGATATGCTGGATTCAATTGGTGGAGTTGGTTGTGCATTAAGTCACATTACACTCTGGCAGAATCTTGTAAAAAGTCATGAGAATGTGTTTCTTGTAGTTGAAGACGATCTTGTCTTACAATCGGGAGACTGGTCACGTATTCGGCGCCTTTTTGAAGAGAATGAGTGGCTCCATGATTCTACAAAATGGGATGTCTGGTCGGTAGGAAATCTCAGATGTCGAGCAGGAGCTAATAAGCCATTTCCCGATGAAGGTAAGAAAGAGAACAAATGGCTTCAATGCAAAGAATTTGTCGGATTTAATTCTTATTTTATTTCACGCACGGGAGCACAGAAACTTTTAACCGAATGTTTTCCGATTCAACACCACATTGACTGGTTTACGGGATTTTATGCACAAACCCATCCCGATTTTAAAATTGTGTTCAATAAGCAAATCAATCTAGACCAAGATGAGGCATATGCTGGAAAGGAATTATCGGATATTAGAACAAAAGATACCTGTTATATTTGCGATTTGCCTTCAGATGTGGAAGCCAGTCATATGATTTTAAAAAATGAAACATATAATGATAGAGTTTTTATGCTAGTTTCAATTGCTATAGCAATAACAGGAATTTTTGCTTTGCGACGAATTAAGATGATTTAATGCCCACGGCCTCTTCCTCGGATGCCACCACGACCCCTTCCACCCCTGCCTCCACTTGAAGCCTTTGTATCAGCAGCCAATTTATATGCCGCAGCACAGTCAGCCACACCAATAGTCTCAGCAGCTAGACCTGCTGGAAACTTGGCGAAAATCCTCTTGGCTGCACCGCCGCGATAGAAGAATAGTCCATAAGGTCCCCTCTTAATTGTATAATCCCCTATGACACGACAGAAGGTTGGAAGACTAGAATCAGTATCCTGTGTTCCACCTGTTTTGTTCTTGAGTTGTTCACATAACTCAGAAAACTCTGTATCTGTCTTATATGACTGTCTAACACCATTCCATTCTACATAAGCGCCATACTGACCTTTCTTCAAGAGAACTGGCATTCCATCTAGATCTCCTAGAGAATCACCCTCCTTTGCCATGAATAGAGCCTCTGCCTCTTCCTGTGTGATTGTAGCCGCATCCGTAGTGGGAGGCATCGCAGCAAACTCGGCTTTTTCTACACCGGGCGTTTTCTTGATAAGAAGTACACCCTTCTTGGTATTTGCAATTGAAATAGTACAATTCTCTAGAGTAAATTCCTTGATTGATTTTGTATTTCCTGCTCCTGTGGAACCTTCTGCTCCGGCAGCTGCATTATCTCCAACGCGATCCTTCATCGTATTCCACAATCCATCTAGAATAGCAACCCGCTCCTTCTTTCCGTGAGAAACCAAATCCAAGTCCTCTTCCATTCCAGCAGTAAATCCATAGGCAAAGATATCCGAGAACCGAATATCCACAAAGTCAATCACTGACTTGCCGAGTGATGTCAGATGAATCTTATCCTTGTCACCACCCACATCCTTCTTTACAGTGGTCTCCTTTACAGCACCCTTAGGGCCCACTTTTTCCAACTTATATAGATCTACTGGAACTCCTTTACTAGTCTTCTTCTCCACATACTTGCGATCAAGGATTGTTGCAATCAAAGAAGCAAATGTTGAAGGACGTCCAATACCCTTTTCCTCCAACTGCTGGACAAGTTGGGCCTCTGAAAACCGTGAAGGTGGCTGTGTTGCGACTTGCCGCCCCACCATATCGGACCATTTTGCTTTTGCGTTTTTGGAAAGGCTATCAGTCTTAGCAAACTGCTCATCTTTCTCAGTATCATTCTCCTCGTTCAGAATCTTCCAGCCCTTGAATACGAGTGTGCTAAGAGAACCCTTCCATTTCTGCTCGTCAGGAGCGCCTTCCAATTGAAAGGTAAATGATCTGCTCTTCTGCTGAGCCGCTGCCATCACAGACTGTAGGGTCCGCTTCCAAATATGAGAATACACCTTGCGATCCTGGTCAGACCATGTCTCCTCAGTGGGGAGTGATACAAGATCCATGTGGGTCGGATGAATTGCTTCGTGCGCCCCTTGAACTACAGCCTCCTTTTCAGCTTTTGCCTTCTTCTTTTTCTTTCCTGCTGGCCCTCCAGAAGCATGGCCAAGATAATTCTCTCCATATTTCCCCTCCACAAATTCACGGCACTCTGCTAGACAGTCCGGTCCCAAAATAGGATTATCCGTTCGCATATAAGTAATATGACCTGCCTCATATAGTCGCTGAGCAATCATCATAGATGTCTTCGGATTAATATGATAGACTGAAGAGCATTCCTGCTGGAGAGAAGAAGTAATGAGTGGCATTGGTGGAGACTGATTCATAGTCTTATCCGTAATATCCACCAACTTTCCGGCTGCTGGAACTGCTGACAGATATTCACGGACTTCATCCAATCCTTGAGGAAACCATGTTCCTGTACTAGCAATAGGGAAATCTAGGCCAGCAGGTGTGAAATTTGCCTCATACACCCATGACTGCTTAGAAGCAAATCCCGCAATCTCCATTTCCTTGTCAAACACAAGATGGAGTGCAGGAGTCTGGCAGCGTCCAGCAGAAAGTCCGTATGCGATATTCTTCCATAGAACAGGAGAAATGGAGAAACCCACTAGTAAGTCTAGCATAGAACGAGCAAACTGTGCTTGAACCATCGGTCCGTTCAAGCGTTTATTCTTATCTGCCACGGACGCCTGAATAGCAGTTTCTGTTACCTCGTGGAAAATCGCACGGGGTGTAGTCTCCGGTGACAACTTGAGCAACTGACAGAGATGCCACGCAATTGCCTCCCCTTCGCGATCATCGTCTGTACCCAGCCAGACTTCAGTGGCCCCCTTCGCCGCATCCTTAATTTCTTTAACGGCCTTTGTCTTTCCTTTGAGCACTTCAAATCGTGGATTCCAACCGCTTTCGCGACCAAGAGCATCCAGTGATTCCTCCAAGCCACGAACATGACCCATACTAGCGATTACTTTCCATCCGTCTCCAAGGAAGGAGCGAATTTTCTGGCACTTTGCCGGTGATTCAACAATAAACAGACGCATTTCGGATATTCCTGTATGTGCCTAAGTATTTTGCTGGTATTCAAATTTATTTCATAAGGAGCGTTTGTGAAATTAAGAACTGTGCTATAACCGTATAGCACCAAATCGCAGGAGCCTCGTGGATATTGCTAGTTAGAAGCAATCCAAACCAAGGACCTGCTAGAAGCATCGCAATAATTGGTTTTGCTTGAAAGGTTACAAGGGTGGGAATGAAAAGCATAAAGAAATGAAGGGCGATACTTGGTGTGTAATAATTCGCCCCTGCTGCTCTTAATCGCACATTCCATGCGACATGGCGCTCCCCTGTGAAAGCACAAGTTTGTTTACCACAGAGGGGTTCATTGCGTGTGTCACAGAGTTCATCGTCTTTTACATTAAAAATGCGGGAAAACAGGAGGAGTCCAGCAGCAATTGACATGTAGACAAAAATCCACATTGGTTTCTCCACAAAAGCAAAGAGCCAGATATTCCAGAATACTGGCTGAAAGGATATATGCAAGTAGCCAAGATTTGTAAGAAATTTATTCCACGGATCATCGCATTTGTCAATAACAGAATACTGAAAGAACTGTATAATTTCCATTAAAGCAAAATACAGAATACCGATCGCAGCATATTTGTTTATTGTAAAAAAGTATAAACCCAGCAATATGCCTCCAAGACCTATTGCTAAACTCATTGGTTGAGAAAAACACATCACCCTAATTCTTCTGCTGCTTTTGTTTACGCGTCTGCTTCTGCTTCCTCTGTTTTCTCTGCTTCCGAGAACGAGTAGGTTCACCACCAGGTGGGGGAACGCCACCATTTCCGAAGATTAGCGGAGGCATTAGAGCACGGCCTCTAGCAGGCCCTGCAACTCCTGCGACAGGCGCAGGACGAGAACGCCGAGGAGCAGGCGGAGGAACTAAAGGACCCGGTGGAGGACGAGGAGGAGTCTGCATTTCTATTATTCCTCAATATATAATTCCGGCTTAGGAAAGCCATTAAATTCAGACGCAGTAACTGTTGTATACGCGCCCATATTATCAAAGCGTAACCAATCACCTTCATCCATCTCAGGCATCATAAAGTCTTTCCCAAGACAATCCCCCGAATCGCATGTTCGGCCATAGATTTCTGCCGGATAGATTTTAGCGACTCTGCCAGAAATCTTTAGAGGAATTGGCTTAGGCCGCTGGTGGTCAAACGGAATATTACTAAATGAACCATAAATGCTTTCATTAATTGTATAACGCCAACCTTCCCCGTCAACACGACGCTTCTTACCGATAATAGGAACATATAATGTAAAAAATGTAGAAGCAAAATAACGTCCGGGCTCAGCAATCCACGTAACAGTATTTGATGCTGGACTAAAATATTTGTGGCGAGCCCTGTTAATTTCCTGGGCGCATGCGTGAAGTGAAGCCGCATCTGAAAGAAACCCCCCGCCGATATCAATTGTGTTTATAGGCTTTCTCTGATATGAAGAAAGTAGATTCCGAAATTCAGAACCCGTCTTAATCGCATTATAAAAATTCTCCGGTTTTCCACATTCTGATCCAACATGAAAACTAAACCCGGAGCATGTAATCTCGTACTTCTGTAGTTCCCGACAAATCTCGGGCCACCAAGCTGCTGGAGCTCCAAACTTTGCCGAGAAAGGCTGCTTTGAACCCTTATCATCTACTAGCAGACGAACCATTACTGATCCCTTCCATCCATTCTTCTTGAGTTTTAACACCTCCTCAGGTGAATCAATAACCGTTGTTGTTACATCTAGGCTCTGAACTGCGCCAATTTCATCAATAATCTTGCAGGGATGTGCGAAGATGATAGGAATTTGCGGTGTTGCTAGTGCTCGGACTTCGCGCACTTCTCTTAATGAAGCACAGTCAAAACCACTACCGTATTGTGCTAGAGAACCCATCAGAATTGAGTTATTGTTACACTTAACGGCATAATACGGCTTAATGTAGGGGAGGGTAGAACGCCAGGTGGACCACTGATTCTGCAAGTTTTTTCGATGTCCCACGAAAAAAGCGTTGTTTTTTGTAAGAAGAGTTTTCAGGAGGGATTCCAGTGTTGTGTATGTTATATTGCGCGAAAATTTTTAAGTCCTAACGCCGGTTTCAAAGAAAGAACGGCAGAAAGAAATGAATATTGAGCAAAGCATGAATACGAATATTAGATAAAAGAGGGGTGGATAAAAGGTCTTCAGGAATATAAAATAACTAATTATGAATGCTATCTGTAAAATTGCTTTAAGTGTGTCGTCATTATTTGGTGTTGCGTTCATTTCTTTTCGGTTGTTGCAACTGTCTCCGTGGCTTGTTTTTCAATTTTTAGGCGCATGGCTTCAAGATACTTTTGATAGCCGTGTGTCTTAATCGGGTCATATGAAGTGCCGAGCATAAGAGCACCCAGTTCATGCGCCCTTCTCTCAGTGGGAGATAGCCATGCCAGAAACTGTTTAGTTTGGTCCATTGCTTTTTGTTCCGTGCTGCGGATTTTCAATTTTATAAGTAGGAATGGAAACACCTGAAGAAGCACCCGAAATTACAGAGCAGTCATTGCTAGGAAATACGAACCAGGCTAATCAGAACAATCAGGCCAACCAGAGCAACCAGTCCAATCAAGCCAATGAAGCTGAGAATCAACCCATTGAGGCTAACGAGGCCAACGAGGCTAATAAGACCAATAACAAGAACAAGAACAAAAACAAGAAGCCAGTTCTTTATAATGCTGAATCCGAAGAAATTGTATATAAAAATATCCAAAATCTAAGCCCAAATAATTTATTTGCGGTTACATCGCGACTGTTCACTAATCCAAATACTCGTCACAGAAAACGCAAGTATAAAAGCCGCAAGACGAGAAAAACCCGCGGCCGTAAGTAGGGATGCTTCTCAAGCAACTTACACAAAAAGTAAAAAAAGCGAAACCTATTTCTTTTTATAAACCGGGTCGTATTATTCATGCTAGAAACACAACATATAAACTCAGCAAACCCTATGGGAAAATCCGAGATGGCCGTTTCGCACCACAACTTACACCTCAGCAGATGCTAGAAAAGGGAGTTTTTGAAGGCCGTTATATAAATAATGACACTGCAGAGTTCCCCCGCGAATGGTTCCAAGCGGCTCTTACACGAAAGAAACTCAGTCCTGAGAAAGCAAATGAGCAGATTAACATGTTCAAAATCAAAAGTCGTCTTCCGCTATCACAATGGCGTTTAAATGGCTGGATTCCTTCATCTAAAAAGGTTACGAGAAGAAGACAGTATGATATTCTTTCTTCCAGCAAAAATCCCGACACCAAAGGGTGGTTTCAATGGTATTGCCGGTACTTTATTGGCCGCCGCCTACCTGAATTGGATACAGTCCAAAAGAAGCGTTGGATAGCCTTTACTCGTCACGCCGGTGCAGTTCGTAAGAATTGTACTGCTGGAGATCTTCAGTGCAGGCCTAGACAGAGACAAGCACTCCTGCAGTGGGCTTACCGGCCAACTATTTAGTGCGTTTAGACTTAAAAAGAAAGCCCTAGACTAACATTGTGAAGGAGTCTTACTCTTTCGCACTGGTCTATTAGCTCATTTGGTAGAGCGTGTGGCTGTTATTGTCGTGTTACAAGAACACTTACCGCAAGGTGCTGGGATCGAAACCCAGATGGACCGACCTTCCTCTGAAATAGTTAAACTATTTGAGAAGATTTCAATGCTTTCTTGTTTTTCTCTGCTTTCTGTTCTTTCGCTTTCTTGTCTGTGTGTTAGGCTGATTTTCAAGCATATCAATTACCCGAGTAAAGTCGTTATATTTTACCGTCTTAGGATAGCCCTCCGGTAAAGGACGCGTCCAGATAGTCACTTCTTTTGAAGACTCCGGAACTGTTCTTGTTTTTGTTTCAGCATAATGTGTCTGTCCCATATATTCATAGGATTGACCCGGAACATATTCTTCATGCGCAGGCGTAACAATTGTTTTAGTTGTTGAAGTCCATCCCGTAGAATTTAGTGGTTTTTCTTTCTCTTCCGTTGAATATTCAAAATAATCACTTTTTGGAACTATTCTTTCTGTTGGTGTACAGTTCATGTATTGTGTAGCATATTGTGGCATTCCGGCACATGAACTAGTCCTTTCTGTTTGATTAGGAAAATACTTATACCCTAAGTTTGTATATCTCTTTATCAGATCACTCTTTTGGGCTTCAATTTGCTTATTTCTATTTTGCTCAGCACGAGTATTGTTATCTTTTTTCAGTGTAACAATTTCATTTTGAAGAGTCATAATTTCATTTTGTATGGGGGTTATTAATTTACTTTTTTCTTGTTGAAGTTCGCTAATTTTTTGAATCATCGGATTATATTTAGGGAGAAATTGTGCTTCAATTTCATCTAATAACTTTCCTTTTGCTAACTTTAATCTTCTTTCAGTATCTTTTTTGTTTAAACCAACAAGGCCAAAAATTTTTTGAGATGAAGATTTAGCCTCCTTATATTTCGCTAATCTTCCATTTTTGATATCTGAAATGTAACGAATGTTACTCATTTCTTCTCGTGTGTTTTTAGCAAGTTTATCTGCTTGATTTGCCAGGACACCGATTTCTTGAAAATTATTTTCTATCTGCTCAACTTGCGATTTTAGCATATTTAGTTTATTTTGCTTTTCTTCCAAAGTTTCCATTCTACAATATTAAAATATTATTTCAGAAGATACGCTGTCACACCAGCAGCAGTTCCGCACAAGAATGTTCCCCAGGCCATATCCACTAAAGTCATTTCCAGCGTGTATCCCCGCAATGTGGCAAAATTTGTTAAATCATATAGCCCATACATAGAGAATCCTAATGTGGCACCAACTGCAAACGCTTTTCCTGGATTTTTGGCAATGCTGCTGTCAGCGACCTGAAATACAAAAAACCATACTGCAAGAGCAATCAGAATATACACAGCCACCGCTGGTAGAAATCGAATTGTCAACGGAGACTTCTGAATATCAGCAAACAACCGCGAATGATACTCCGCCCGTGCCATTAGCCAGAACAAATCTAAGAATAAAGATACCCCGAGAATCAGGCCAATCTGTTTAAGATCGGTAGCGTCTAACATCTATTTACCTTCGGGATATAAAACTTGCCGACCATCAAAAACTAATGACAGAGGAAAATATTTCTCTTGAAGCATATTCTAGCCTCCTACAAGGAAGTATCACATATATTCTAACAAAATCCGACACTACTTGGATTCCCTATGAATTTCTCCCCTCCACAGTTCAAACAAAAATGTTGCTCTGCGGCTCCAATAAATCCCCGATTTTCTTAACAGACTGGAAGTATATTTTACAAAACCCAGGAATGGCGGATTGGTCAGTTATCTGTTCAATTATCAAGCATCTTCCAGCCCCTGCTGTTCTATACATCACCCATGATATCCATGTTCCGCCGCAAGCATTGACTTTTTTCCAGAAAGTGATTCCGAGTATTAGTTGCTCAGTTATTATTGAACGGACGGAGGCTCAACTTCCAACTCTGAATTTTCCAACAATGGATGCGATGTTTTTTCCCATTATCTCTGTTCCACAAATTCCAGCAATGACGGCGATTTTCCAGCAGATTATTCGTCAGTTTCCGAGTATAAAAGCGATTGATACAAATTCACTCTTACAGCAAGTTGCGCCCCTCAAGTTGGGTCTTGTCTTAGCAAAAAATACTGAGGGAAAATGGCGAATTTATTGGTATCGGCCTGAGGAATCTAAAGCACCTAACGAGGGGTTGTTGAAGGCGCAGATTGCATCATGGCTCCGGGCCTTTGCTGCCTTGATGGATTAGGTGGCATCATATTAGGATCCACTTCAGTATTACGAGCAAGAGATTGATACATATCGGTACCATTAATAGCCACGCCACCAACTGGAATAAATCCAGATGCTAGTAAGTTAGCAACATCCAACTCAAACTGCGAAATGTTGCCCACAGAACCCTTAACAACCTTATAATATATGGGCATTTAAGTGTTTTTTCCTTTTTATACAGATTTCAAATTTTATTTGGTAGATATACAACAATCATGTTATTATCTGATTTATTTAGTAAATTATTTATTTTAAAGATTTGAAATATGAAATTAGGATATTTCCTTCCCCATTGAGAAACTTTATCTTCCCATTGTAAAATATGATCTGTAACAATATCTTCAATGCAATAATATCCACCACGATTTAATTTATGAATACTATTTTCAAAGAATGTAACTATTCCATCAAATGTGTGACATCCATCATCAATCATGATATCAAATCCATCTAATAATTCATATTGCTGCCATAACTTCTGAATACTTGCAGGATTCAATTGATCGCAATAAAATGTCTTAATCTTCTCGGTAGAAAATAGACATTCATAATCTATATCAGCACCGTACACTTTAGCATCAGGATAATATTCACTCCATCCATAAAGTGATGCGCCGGGTACTCCAGATGCTCCCATATTTGAGGGAATATTTGGATTATTAGAGCCAAGGCCTAATTCAAAAATTCGCTTAGGTTTTATATTTTTAAAACGTTGGGTATAGAATAAAGTATAATTGTGCCATGCATAATTTATATTAGGGTGACCTTTATCACTACAATTTTTTCTCATAATAGTGCATAAATCGGTTGGTTCATATATATTAAAATCAATAGGATCCATTTGTAATAGATACTATTATTATACTTTAATACAAAGGATAGATATCCGCCAATTTAAAAGAAACGCTTGCCGGCCTTGCGCGTGCCCTTCTTGGCCTTGTGGAAGAGCTTGAACGTGCCCTTCTTGGGCTTGTAGCCGGACGCAAACAAGTGCTTGACCGCCTTCTTGCCGAGCATCATCTTGCGACGGCTTACGATACGTCCGTGCTTATTGAGGACAAGGTCCTTCTTTGTTAAACCACCGCTCGTGTGGACAGCAGTTCCGTGAAAAACCTGAGCTTTTGATCCTGTAGCCGGCATTATATTAAGGGCAAAGATTTTTATGACTGGTCCATCGGTAAACAATTTTCAAGAAGTCCTAAGGCTGTAGGCTGACGACTCTCCAGAGGTATGCTGCTTTTTACCACCTTTTCTTCAAACCATACGCAGAAGACTTCCATATCCGCTGCTGTATTCATGCTCTTAGCACGCTCAACGCCCTTTGAAGACATTTCCTGATAAAACTTTGTATCTTTACGAAGACGCCGGAGAGTTCCAATGATTCCAGCAATATCATCTCGTTCATGATAAATTGCCGCATCTCCGCACGCCTCCTTAATTCCAGTCAGGGGACAAGCAATGACCACAATGCCGGAAGACATTGCCTCAATCGCCACTCGTCCGTAGGTTTCCCATTCACTTAAGATTAGCAATACCCACGTTTTTTCATAGACTGACTTAATATTCGGCGTATGCGGATAATAGGTTAAATTTTCATAACTCTTATCCGTTATTTGCTTATCATATCCGCCCAGCACACCCATGAATTTAATGTCGGGAGCCCGCGACGCAATTTCTACAAGATGCTTCCCGCCCTTATTTGCATTACAGTTTATAAGTGTTACAAATGTGGGTTTTCGCTGCTCTGTAGGAATCGTGTACATTTTCCAATCAACGGGAGGATGTAGCATAATAGATTGGTCCTTCCAGTCTTCCTTGTAATAATCCCGCATCCAGGTTGTATTGAAAACAACCCAGAATCGGTCGCCCAGCGGCCCTAAATCATTCCAGTATGTTCGTTTAATAGCGTATGTGTGAATACAATCCAAGAAAGCCGTTTGGAATTTCTTTGCTAGACGAACAGCCGCGCGCTTATAAATTAATGTACAAGCACCGATAACATGTGTCCGGGGCAACAAAATATCCAGCATATCCCGATTACGCAAGTCAAAACACCGGACACCTTCGTACATAACAGGAGGGAAACCGGGAACACCCACCCAAACTTCGTGCCCTCGTGCTATCAAAGCCTGATTCATTGCGTGTGTACACATTTCATTACCGGATGCCCAATACGGTGGATATCCATTCGTTATCCAGACAATACATTTACCAGACACAGTCGGCGCATATATATCGGATTCATTCCAATAAGGCAGAGCATCCAATTCTGCTCGGGGTTTACTCAAGAGATATGGTGGTCTTTCACTGACGAAAAATGAAAGAGCAGCCAGTGCTACACAAATGAAAATTATCTTATCCCATTTCATTGTCCCTAAAGTTTACGGGGGTTATTCTGTAAGATTTGACAGTGTCTTTACAACTGTTAGTCCATGGTATCCGAGTGCTGCAAATCCAAACATTAGAAGCATCTCAAAGAAGCGACGACTGGTCTGTTTTCCGTACCAGCCAATCACCATAAGGAGCGGAGCAATAAGCAGAATGTGAATTAAATTGACCCAGCCACTTTCGTAATCTGCGCGACTGTAGAATTTGTAGGCGTGATGGAAGAAAATACCAATACCGGCTGCACCGATAGCCATGTAAGCAGATGGCGGCAACTTTTCCCGAGCTAAGCCAATATAAATCAAAGTGGGAGCAATAACAAGGGCATGTGCTAGTGCAATATAAAAATGACTGTCCATCCTCTATTATAGAGTAGCATCTTTTAGGGAAGCAGGGGGGTTTCTAATCCATTCCATCATGAGGCCCATATCTGGCCGTGTGTTCTCAGCAACACACTTCTGCGCATATTTCATAAATCGGCAGATATTATTAGGCTCATAGACACCCGCCAAATGAAGAACAAAATCGCCGGGCAACCAAGCCTCCCGCCCTTCAGTGGGAAAGAGATAGGCATTGATACACTTGAAGTCCCGGCGAAGTTCAATTCCTGCTTGAATCTCCGCATCCCGCTGCCAGACCCGAATCATTCCAGCATTCTCCCACCAGCCGTGATATAGCAAATCTGTCTGTTCGCCTGTTTCTTTGAGCCAGCGCTGAACAACAGCCGATTTACCACGTGCTAGAATCTGTCCACTATTAATGTTTCCGCAACCATCTTGCCACCAGGCGGCGTCTTTCTTCAGATCCGAAGCAAAGATTCCCGAAATCAAATCCTCTAGCCGAATATCAGGATTGGTTACAATACTATCCGCATCCGAAAACCAAATCCAGTCGTATTTGTCAAGAACTGAAAGAAAGAAGGGAATCTTAGACCACGGAATAGGACGGGTGCGGTCCCAGAACTCTTCGCCGCCGAGAATAAAATCATATCCATGTCGCTTAGCATATTCCCTCTTGCTTTGAAAACCAATTTCCATTGCTCGTGTATAATCAGGGCCGATACAGAGCGTAACAATCGCAATCTTCATCCTTCTTATTCCTTACCGTTTGTTCCTTATGTTTAAACACACTAAAAAATTGAAGCCTATGCGCGCCGGAAACAAAAGCAGATGTATCATCGAAATAATCAAAATGAAATCTGCTGCAGTCAATGTAGCCTCCGTGTACCAGCAGATAAGGCAAGCACTATGCATTATCACATTAAGCGCGTCCATGAGAAAACTATGGACCACGTATGTAAATATTGCGACAACTATTCAACCTATCAGAAAGGTCTCCTAGACCAGCACATTAAGAATAACCACGCCGATAAGTTGATTCTACACACTCAGTCAGCAGCAATGCTTAAGAATTATGATTGTCCATTCTGTCCGGTCAAGTCAACAAACAAGGGAAATCTGAAGACTCATCTTGCTAGAAACCACGCGGAATGGATTGAAGAGTATCGGCCAAATAAGTGCTGCCAGCATTGCGGAGCGGGTGGGAAAGATGGAAAGGCTGCCAAGTCGGCTACTTCTTATTATTATCATTGTTTGACATGTGTTCCTTCACCGGATGGAGCAGTTGCTGATAAGATTAAGAAAGTTCTATCTTAACTTAATTAGTCTAAAGACTCCTACTCATAATAGAGTAGGTACTAGATGAAAACTGACATTTTTTGTGATGGATCTACTAGAGGCAATGGACAGCGGGGCGCAAGAGCAGGCTATGGTGTAGCAGTACTCATAGATGGATATATATTCAAGCGAATTTCCGAAAAACTCCAGCCGGATGAACCACAAACAAATCAGCGCGCCGAACTTCAGGCATTTTATCATGCCTTACGAATCGTAAAAGAAAGACAAAACCCAACTACAATTTATACAGACAGTATGTATTCTATAAATTGTATTACTACGTGGGCTGCTGGATGGAAAAAGAAGGGCTGGAAGAAAGCGGATGGCAAGCCTGTTCTTCATTTAGACATTATTGAGCCTATGGTCGCTTTGTACACGGAAATCAAGCCACTGCTGGAAATAAAGCATGTGAAAGGGCATCAGACTGGAAACAGCTACGAGGCACAAGGAAATAACTTGGCGGATGAGTTGGCAACTCAAGCAGCGGATTCTTAAATTAAAGAAGAAAAAGTTAGCACAGTTCCTTCAGCATATGGTGAAGAGAATTTCTGTATACCATTAAACATGTAAACAATATAAGTAAACTTTGTTGTCCCAATTTGTGGATTTGTAAGTGTAGCAACATTGAGTGTAATTGTATTGCTCGGATTTCCTCCAAAGGCATTATTTACGACTGTAGTTACATCAAGTCCAAATCTGTATGCTACTGAACCAAACCAAGCCGATAAAATAAGACGAGAATATGTTAAACTGGCAACCGTTGATTTACTAGCAAAACTAATTACAACTAGTCCATTTCCACCCGAACCATAATTATATCCGTATGATGAAGTAGCACCAAAAGCAACATCTGAATTATAATACGGAGAAGAAGTTTGAGGTGCTAGAACCCCATTTGAACTTTCAGTTCCAAAAGTTGATTCGCCTGTTAGTAACGATAGATTTGATGTTAAGCATGATCCACCTCCACCTGCTTGATCTTGACCACCTCCACCGCCACCATAATATCCTGCGCCGCCACCAGCAGAATTATCTTGATTAGCATTTCCACCTGAATATATGGCACCATTGTTTGTTCCACCAGCGCTTTGGCTTCCTCCAGTTACTACACCTGTTCCATTTTCACCTGTAACAAGTCTTCCTCGGCCGCCACGAGCACCGCGACCTCCGCCTCCAGCAGCAGCCGTTACAAGATCAGTTGAAGACCGAACAATCGCAGAGCGTCCACCTCCTTGTGAAGCTGGTGTATCTGAGCGACCGTTATCAGGACCACCACCTTGTCCGCCGCCTCCATATGTTTTTCCAAAGGAACGTTGTTTATTTCCACCTCCTTGTCCAACTACAATTGTTAGAGTTTCACCAGGAATTACTGGAAGAACACCCTGTACATAACAACCCGCTCCACCGCCTCCTCCAAGACCAGCACCGCCTCCAGCTCCCCACATATATACATTTACAGACGTAATTCCGGATGGAACAACAAAAGATTGATTTGAACCTGTATATGTATATTTTAATATGTATGAAAATATCGGTGTAAAAGAAAATTTTGAATTTGCCAGTGAAAGGGCTGTACGAGCACCTGCTGGCTGAGTTAAGTGTAAATGACCACCGGGAAGAGATGAATCTAAACCCCATTTTTGGGCTAGATAGGATTCAATCTGCTGGCGTTGTGTACTAGTGACACCTGCTGGATAATAGAGAAATTCTGCAATATATCCAATAAAAAAACGACTCATAAAATTACTTGATAATGTTAAGAATGAAGTTCCACCTATAAGTGGAGCAACTGTACCAATAATTGAATATACATTCAGGTAGACATTGCTTCCAAAAGAAGGATCAAATGATCCATTTACATAATATGTTCTATTAGCAAAATCTTGACCATTTCCTTGAGCAATTGTTCCATGTAAAGCCGATGAAACAAAACGAATTGAAAAATCTCCACCACTACCACCACCATTTGCTAAATTTGTAAATCCTAATAACATAACAATGGAGTTGGTAGTAGTTAAACGAGACACAATGTAAAATGCCGATGAAGTTGTAAAAGTAATTTGATTAGCAGAAGTCATAATGGCACCGGAAGGAAAGTTTATAACAGTTTTTCCATTATCCAAAATGGTTGTAGTTGTTCCACTTGTTAGACTAAAATGATTAGATGAACCCGATTTATCACGCCATTGACTTACATTTGAACCGGAACTAAATGATATTGTGCTAGAATCAGTAGAATCCAGCCAAAGTCCCAAACCCGGAATCTGCCTTGGTGTAAATCCCGTAAAAAAAGGCGTCATTGTAAGAGTGATTGCTCGTGGTGCTCTATAAATTATTGTACGCAGACTAGGGTGACCGCCAGGTAAAGACCCAGTTAATCCCCATTTTTGGGCCAAATATGATTCCACTTGTTGTTGCTGTGTAGTGCCAAGTTGGCTATTAAAAACAATAATTTCACCAATATAACCACTGAAATTGGCTTGTGATCTATCTGTATGACGAAATCCAATTTGAAAAACAGATGTAGAAGGATTACTAAAACCATAGGTATAACTTGCTGTTTGAACTAATTGCAAGCCATTTCTGCGAAGAAGAAAATTATTATTAGCAATAGACCATTGCATTAAAAGAAATGAGGTGGATGTTTCAGTTGTTGAAGAAACACAATTAGGAGTTCGGCCAAAACCACTTGAACCATTATGCCAGCGACTAGCACTATATTCACCGAAAGTTAAACTGTTAAAATTGTCATTGCCAGTATCACCCATTCCAAGAACATCAACATGAGCAGTTGTACTTTTTAATGCTAAAACTATATAACAATCCTGCGGATAAACAACGGCACCTCCAGCAGTTCGATAAAGTCCATTTCCCGAAAAATTAAAAACATTCAATCCATTTTGAAAAGCGGATGAAACTGTCGCATTAGCATAACCTGAAACGGCGGTTAGATTTCTCCCGTTTCCCGATTTATCATTCCATTGCGTTAATGAACCAGATGAAAGTGTAATTGTGCTTGAATCCGTTCCATCAAACCAAAGTGCGCAACCTGAAATAGCAGTGGGTCTAAAATATGGTGTTGTTGTAATAGACATCCTATTTCAACAGCAGAATATACCAATTCAGACAACGCATTATTATATCGAATAAGCAATAATTACAAGACCTGTTCCACCAAAAGCACCATTAGGTGCCTGCATGTTATTAGCACCGCCACCTCCTCCTCCAGTATTTGGGGAACCTGCGACTGCCGCACTTGATCCACGTCCAGCACCATTACCACCGCCAAAAGATGCTGTTGAGTTCGTTCCATTTGTATTTTGAACAGCTAGACCTCCTCCACCTCCGCCACCAACGTTATACGTTGTCCCAGCAATTGTATGACTTACTCCAATTCCTCCATTACCCGGAGTTATACCCGACCCTGTTCCGCCAACACCGCCGGCACCACCACCACCTCCAACAGCATAATTAGGAGCCGTTGTTCCACTACCACCAGCAAAGCCTTGGCCTGCTGTTCCAGATCCTGGTGTAGATCCATTTGCTACTCCCCAGCCAATACCTCCTCCACTTCCTCCAGTACTCCCATTTCCGTTACCATTAGCACCCCCACCTCCACCAACAGCTGTCAGTGAAGATAATACTGAATTTCCTCCACTTGCTCCATTTGATGTACCTCCATTACCAACAACAACTCCATATGTTCCAGATGTAATTGTAAACGCAGCATTATAAATAACTCCTCCTGCTCCGCCGCCACCACCATCATCATAGCCACCAGCACCTCCACCTGCCACAACCAAGACTTGTGCTGTAATTGAAGATGGTGATGTTAGAACAAAATTTGTTGTTCCGATACTTGTAAATGAATGAATTCTGAACCCTCCACTTGTTGTAACTGTTCCTCCTGTTGCTGTAATTGCGCGTCGTACTCCCACCATACTAAATTTAGTATTTGCTACTGTCGTTATAGCCCCCGCTCTTTGCGTTAAGTGTGAATGACCGCCGGGAAGCGAAGCAGTTAAACTCCATTTTTGGGCTAAATAACTTTCTAGCGATTGTCTGCTTGTATCACTCATTGTGCCTGTGTAGATCATAATTTCTCCAATTTCACCAGTTATCGCAAAATTATCACCTTTCCCAATTGTAACTGTAGTAACAGAAACATCGTAAGAAGTGGATGAAGGTGTTGTACCAAGGTTTCCATTTATATATACTTTTTTAACTGACCCTATACGTGTGCCAATTTGAACAACCCAAGAAGGAGTCGAAGCAGAATAAGCAGATTCATTAACATCGCCGAATTGATAAAAGTTATATTTATTTCCACTAAATCCTAAACTCTGTGAAGAAGACGCAACAGTACCAAGCGATAAAACCGTATTTGTTCCTGCAGAAGATTGATACCATACTGCTATCAAAGTAAAATCGCCCGTGCCCACTGCGGAAGCAATAGAGGTTGTTATAGTATTATTATTGAATACCATAGTCCTATTTCCCCCTTGAGATGTAGTTCCATATGTTGGTCCTGAAGTAATAGTTACCGTTCGTCCGTTACCTGATTTATCCGTCCATCCAGTAATTGGAGTTGTACCAGTGACTGTGCTAGAATCTGCAGCATCTAACCAAAGCCCTAAACCAGGAATCTGTCTCGGCGAGAAAGCAGCAAAATATGGAATAGGTCTTGCTGAATTTCTGATAATTGCACTATTTTTTATATAATCGGCCTTGAAAACTGTTGTAGTCAGACCCGGATGGCCAACAGAAAGAAATGCGTTTAAACCCCATTTTTGTGCTAAGTATGATTCAACTTGCTGTCGTTGATTATCAGTAAGATCTGAATTATACACAATAATTTCATAGAGTGATGCATTTGAAACAATATTATCATATGTACTGCCACTCCAATATGCTCCTATTGCAAATCCCTGTGCTGTAGAAGTTCGTGTAGATGAAAGAGTTCCACCCGATTGTGAAACACCCTGATACCATCCACTAACTGAAGTTCCAGTAGATTTAAATGAAAACAATCTAGGTGTTGAAGTATCAACACTGAATGTTGAAAACATTCCTGAAGATTGTTGTCCATAGAACCGAATTCCTGTTGTATCATCCATATAAAAGCCAAATCCATCTAAACTATTATAGTCTACATTTGTGTTAGGTCTCCCTTCAAAAACAGTTTGATTATGACCACTTGTTGTCTTTACAACGATAAAAACTGTTACATTAATTAAATTAACTGCACTTGTTACATACATATAGGAATTATTAAGTTTAATTGCACTAGAAGAATAACTTGTGGTTCCAGATCCTACACCCATATGACGCGTATTTCCAGATTTATCACGCCATTGACTTATATTTGAACCGGAACTAAATGATATTGTGCTAGAATCCGCCCCATCCAACCAGAGTTGACAGCCAGTAATTGATATGGGCGCAAATCCAAATGGCACTTTTCTAAGCGACATCCCTATTTCAACAGCAGAATATACCGATTCAGAGATGCGGACTAAGGAAATGCCAAAAATTGATCTTTATTAGCATTGTAAAAATCAAGAATATTTTGCGCTGATAGTTGTGTATTCCATAGACCATAAAAAGCAAGTTCTCCATTAATGAATGAATTATTATCTCGTGGATTTCCGAAAATAGAAAAATAGTTATTTGTAAGTGTTGTTGTTGCTGGATTTGAAACACCATTTGTATTATTTTCAGGTTGTCCATTCAGATATACATTAAGTGCTGTTCCTGTATAAACAAAAGCAATAAATGTCCAGCCAGTTGTGCCGTTTAAAACAGTTTGATTCGTACCAACTTGATAAGCGCTTTGGTAAACCCATGATGAATTTTCACCTGCTAGAAGTTGATTTGTAATTGAAGCAGGAGTGCGATTTATTGTGTATAAATATCCTGTTAGATTGAGTGTAAGACTTGGGGGATTACCTTTACTTGCACCTGTAGCATCAGCCAAACGATAATAAACCATCATTACAGTGTGCTGTGTTCCTGAAAATCCAGCGGGGCCAGCACCAGCATTATTATATTTAAATAGACCATTTCCAGCCATGAGAATTGTATTTCGGGAACTATTCAAACTAGCATTTGTTAAATTCCATGCAACACCTGTAATTGAATCAAGTATTGAAGAGGAAGAGGTCCAGTTACGTGAATTTACTTGTAAAATTAGATTTCCTACCGATGGTATAGAGGCGTACGTCCAATTTATAGTATAAAGAGGTCTTTTTCGTACTATTCTTTTATTTGCCAGTGATTGTAATGTAATAGCCCCTGCTGGTTGCGTTTCGTTTAAATGGTCACCGGGCAGAGAAGTAGTTAGGTCCCATTTTTGGGCTAAATAGGATTCTACTTGCTGGCGTTGAGTTGTTGATAAGGCACCACTATAAAAAATAATCTCTCCATAATCACCAGAATCGTACGTACCACCCCAATCACGTCCTAAATACAAACCAGGCCATGATGCTGTACCTGGATTAAGTGAACTAGTTGCACTACCAGCAAATGCTAGAATTGATGATGCCCCATTAAAAACAGCACTATAGATTTGAGTAGAGTTTGCCACAAATGAAATAATAGGATTAGTATATTGATTTGCGCTACCAGCATATATTACAAGTTGTAATACAGAATATAGAATAACAGAACCACTGCTTATAGAAGGTTCTAGTACAAATGAATAACTTGAATTAGAGGAGAGTCGTTTAGTACAGACAGTAAAAACTGTAAATGGCTGTGAAAGACTAAATGTACTCCAATACATAGTATCTGTCCCAGAGTTAAAAGAAGTAGTTCCATTAAATGTTATACATCCTAATTTAAGAGCGGCTGTGTTGCGGTAGGTAGGACTTCCAGTATATGTCATTGAATAATTATTTACAGATTTGTCACGCCATTGTGTAACAGGTGAAGTTCCAGTTATTGTGCTAGAATCCGCCGCATCCAACCAAAGCGCGCAACCCGGAATCTGTGTCGGTGAAAAAGCAGTATAAAATGGACGCGCTGTCATAGCATTTTGCTTTGTATAATCTGCCCTGTAAATTGTTTCACCTAAACCCGGATGTCCTAGGGGCAGAGATGATCTTAAGCCCCATTTTTGGGCTAAATAGGCTTCAACTTGCTGGCGTTCAGTTGTGCCAAGGAGTGAGTTATACATAATTATTTCATAAATATATCCAATATAGATAGCAGAACCTGAAACTGCAGTTCCTATTTGTGTAGTACTAGAACCACTATAAGTTAATGTAGAACTTGATCCTTGTGTTCCATTCAAATAAACAAATGATGTTGTTGAAGCAACTGTTGTAGTTCCTAAATACATTTGATTTTGTACTTGAGAAAGCCTTGAACCATTCGCAATGCCATATGCTCCAATTTTAAAAGAAAGTCCAAATCCATCATTTTCATTTACAGATAAGATTAAGCGACCTCCACTGCTTGATGGCCCTATCATAAAGCAATTATTTTGAACTGCTGTTGAAGTAGTTTTAAATACAATAAATGCGGTTTCATTTGCAGGAACAGAAGAATATGAGGTTGATAACCATGACGAACCATTAAATGTAATTGCCTTTTCAGAAGTATTGTATGTAGGCGATACACCGCCTGTTCCATTTTTTCCATTTCCAGATTTATCCGCCCATGTTGAAACAGTGGCATTATTTGCTGGAACAACGCCATTTCCAGCAGGATCTGCCCCATCCAACCAAACTTGACACCCCGTAATTGAAGTCGGTATAAATCCATATACCCTACTTTGAAAAGACATCCTATTTCAACGCCAGATTATCAGTCTCATAAAACTACGACAAACCAAATCGCGCTTTTGAAGCATCATAATTTGCGGTAATCTCCGTAGATGTAAGAGCACGATTATAAATACGAACAACAGAAATGCGGCCTCCCCAATAATTACCTGTATCCCATCTACGCATAATGTGAATGCCTAAACCACTTGATCCGACTGTTCCAGAAGATGCTTGTGTTCGTGTTGATACAGTATTAATATAAAGTGTTATTGTTGTTCCATCATATGATCCAACAATATGATACCAACCAACTGAAGGTAAACTATAGTTGGCAGCAGTATAAAACCAATTACTATTGAAATACGCCGCTTGTAAGGTAGTATTATTGCCAAATGCCGCTGATCCAATAGTAAAATTAATAGGAGTAGCATTCCAAACTTCACTTAAAATACAAGGGTTGCCACTGCCATTTGTTGAATTATAATAATGCCAAATTTCAACAGACCATGTTGATAGTAAAGAAAGTGACGCAGAAGTTTTGGCATATTGTGAAGAACCGGGAACAAATGATAAATAGCCACCATCATCTGAACTATATGTCGGTGAATTATATAGTGTTGTTGTTAAACCAGACCCAGCCAAATCATTCCATGTAGAACCCGAGCCAGGATAGGAAGAAGCATTTCCAGCATCCAAATGAAATACAAGTCCAGCCGAAACAAATGCCGCCGCTCTAGCAGTCATTGATATTATGGAATTTACAATTCCAAGTTGCGGTCCGCCTCCAGGATTCGTGTAAAATCCATGGTCAGTCGGCAGATATCTTAAGAGACCCCATTTTTGGGCTAAATATGATTCCACCTGTTGCCGTTGCGAATTTGTAAGAACAGAATTATAATGCATCATCTCAGCAACATAGACTCCTGTATCAAAACTCGAGGATTCTCTTCCATTTAACCATAATTGATTTGTTGCTGAAATTGCTGAACTAACCGCAGTAGAAGTCGTAGATGTTTTAACTGTTCCATTTATTGTATAATTTGACGCCGATGTAGCATTAGATTGATATCCAATTGAAAAAATAATCCACGACGTTACACCATCCGCAGCATATGTAAAAACCGATGTTCCCACAGCCGCACTAGAATCTGCTGGATTAAAAAAGTTATTCACATTAATTAAGTTATCATTTCCCGCAAATATATAAGCCAAATATGATCCTCCAGAAACAAGAGATGACAACCAATTTCCCGTAGCACATTTTACTAAAACAATTTGTGTAAATGACGTCTGCCATGGGAAATTTGTTTTTGTAGCGCGCGATGAACCGAAATTATAAACAGTTTTTCCTCTTAAAAAGTTAGTTGCGGCTGATATTGTTCCACTCGGTGTTAGCGAATTTCCACTTCCGCTACGATCAATAAGAGAAGCAATTGAACCACCATTAGCAGTTGTATCTTGCGAAGCATCCAACCATAATGCACATCCAGTAAATGAAAGGGGTGTAAATACACTAAAATATGGAATCTTTGCTAAAGCCGGTCTTCTTAGAACAGTGCTGCTATTAGCCCCCGCCACAAAATATGTCTTTACTAAGCCAGGATGACCTGCTGGAATTGATCCGGTTAAACTCCATTTTTGGGCCAAATATCCTTCAACTTGTCGTCTTTCGTCAAGAGCAAGTGGTCTATTAAAAAAGATGATTTCATAAATAATACCATTAAGTCCACTGTCCATACTTGTAGAACCCGGCCAACGCGCACCAACTCCATATCCCGAACATGTTCCAGCAGTATATGTTGCTGTTATATTTGTAGCATTTGTGCCATTCAAAAAACCAGACCCAGCTCTAGTATTCATATTGTCATTATAAATTGCTTTTACGAGAAGTGTTGCGTTCCCTATATCAGAACTATATTGACCGGTGTTTCCATAAAAACGAAGTCCATTAGATGTTTCAATTGTCATTCCAGTTGTAGTAGTCCAATCTTGACCAGTTGATGGATTCGGTATCAAAGGAAATACACCTTTTGTGCCAGTATGTGTAGTTTCTTGCATAACAATAAAAATAGAACGCTGTGAAAGATTTTGAGCAAATGATAGATTATAAAAAAAAGATGTTCCATTAAAATTTACACCACCGCCTGCCACATACGTTGGTGTTCCACCACTCGTACCATGCTTTGCTGAAACAGATTTATCATTCCATGTAGAAACAGTTGCTCCTGTAGAAGGTGCTACACCTGTTCCAGCAGGATCTGTTCCATCTAGCCAAAGAACACATCCGGACATTTGTGCTGGGACAAAAAAACCGCTCGTATTTATTATGGGCATTCCTATTTCAGTGGCAGATTATCCAGCCTAAGGCGCTGCTGATTTATATGGATGATCCGATGGCAGTGATGCTTGAAGCCCCCATTTCCACGCCAAGTATCCTTCAACCTTCTGTCTATCTGTAATTCCCAGATATCGGTTAAACATTAGGATTTCAAAAGGATAATAGATTCCACCAATGTCAAAACCAGAAGCACCATTTGCTCCAATACCCATGCGGACACTTGCTGAAGGAGTATCATATGTTGCATTACTTGATTCAATTAAACTTCCATCACGGTAATATGTGTATGCTCCAGTTCCATTTGTATTTTCAGCAGATGTATATTCAATATGACTGCCAGCTACATCATCGCCGCCACCTAACCTATCTGGAAAAATTTTATTAGCACCATGACCCATGCCCATTAATACAATTTCTAAATCCGCATATGGCGATATATACCAACGAGGACCCGTATTAACATTACACATACACGAAAAGACAGACCAAGCTGTAGTGTAGGGATAATTGGGAATATAGAGTGCTTGACCCGATGCCATTGAAACATATTTTGTTGCTCCTGTTGAAACATAGGTTGGGACACCCCACCCAACAAAACTATTGGAAACAGCATTGAGGCCATTTGATGATTTATCACTCCACTGCGAAATATTGGATGTAGCATCTTGTGTAATTGTGCCTGTATCATTTGCATCTAACCAAACTTGTAATCCGGTAATTGAAAGAGGTGTAAATGAGGAAGCACGAGGCAAATAAGAAATCGTCTGCTTTCCAACACCCGTTGCGGGCGCACCGACTGGCATTGAAATGGCTGGATGGCTTGTAGAAAGAGCCGAAACATATCCCCATTTTTGGGCCAAATATCCTTCTACCTGTCTATACTGTGCCAAGCTCAGTGTGCTATTATAAATGAGAATTTCATGTATATATCCGTTCAAAACACCAGGCAGCCACGCACCCATATAAAATCGCTGATTAACAGGACTCAAATAATTTACCGGTGTAGTATTGCTAACTGTCTGCGTTCCATTTCCAAAGGCCGTAAAGTATCCAGCAGTATCAATAAATCCACGAATACCATTTACATTGTTATTTGTATCTTGTCGTAAAACAGTGGCAGTATTACCAACATTGCTATTAATTGAATAACAGGTCGCATTTATATTACAGTTAAAACGAATGGATTTTTCCGGATTATTAGTCGCAATGACTAGCGAAGCATCAATTGGTGATGATTCTGTAACTGGCGTTAAATTTACAGCAGAGGCTATCCATGTTGAACCGGTTCCCGATAGCGATAAGGGATTAGTTTGTATATAGGTTGAAAGTCCATCAAATGCTAGAGCAGGACGATTGCTATAGGTTGTATAAGAAGGAGGTATCCATCCGCCTCCAGTTACAACAGATGTACTTACAACAGCAGACCCTTTGCTCAACCAAGAAGTTACAAAGCCGCTCGAAATGTTCATTGTATTACAATCCGCCGCGTCAAACCATAATGTCAAATTGGGTATGCTTCGCGGGTCATACACTTTGTAATAAGGCAGACGAGCCAACGGAACTTTCCAGCGATACAAAGTCGGTCCCAAGCCAGGATGACCTGCTGGAAGCGACCCAGTAAAGCCCCATTTTTGGGCCAAATATCCTTCAACCTGCTGGTATTCAGCCAGAGTCAAAACACGATTATACACAAGTGATTCATAGATGTAACCATTTAAAAAACCAGAAGCCCATTTGCCCATTAAAAATGGCTGATTGTTTGTTGCTATGTAATTCACGGCGGTTGTATTACTAATAGTTTGTGTTCCATTTGTAAACCCCGTAAAATAAGCGGCCGTATCCATAAAGCCACGAATTCCATTAGCATTTTCATTAAATACACCACGCAGAACTCCGGCGGTATTTGTAAGATTGCTATTAATCGCATAATAAGTTATCCCTGTAGTTTCAGCATAACGAATTGAGCGTTCACTGGGCGCTTCCGTCGCTAGAACAACAGAAGAATCCACCGGTGTTGAAGCAGTTACAGGTGTCAAATTCACAGAGCATGTTATCCATGTTGTTCCAGTGCCGGGAACTGACACATTGCCCGTTTGAATATAAGTTGAAGTTCCATTGAATCCAACTGCTGGAAGACTATTGTATGATGTATAGGTCGGATTTGTAAAACCGCCCGAAACAACATTTGTGCTAACAGCAGAAGATCCTTTACTTCTCCATGAAGTAACAGTGTTGCCCGAAAAGGTCATTGTTGTAGTATCCTCCGCATCAAACCAAAGAACACAGCCGCTAACGTTGAGTGGACTAAAATATGGTGTTCTAAAGATAGGCATAATCCTATCGTATGTAAAGTTTATTCATTCCTTTTAAAATCCTACAGCAAGTTTAATACGATTTACAAATGCTTGAACAACAGTTTGACATTCAGTAGAAGTTACTAACGCTCCACCCGCTTTTGACAACAATGTTTGAACTGCAAGAATATTTGACACTCCAGCACCAGAAGTAAAAAAGTAACATCCATTGCCGCCGTTAGCAACAGGATCTGCGAACGAAGAGATAGTTCCAAAAACTGAACCCCACGATGGATGTCCTAGAAGAATAAATAAATTACAATGTGATGGATCAGTCGCATTATAAGTTTCACGATAAAATGCGTGAACTGTAAATCCCTGTATAACATCTCCAGCATATAAAATTCCTGATGCTAGTGTTCCAGCACCATCAGCACCTGAATTACCCCCTAATTGAAATCCCACGGGTCTTCCTGTAGTTGTTCTAAATCCTAAAACTGTAAGAGGATGAACAGATAATATACTAACTCCTGCACTTTGTGTATATCCTAAACTTACATATACGAAATCGGTATCAACTGTAGTTGCTGTTGTAGATGAATAATTAATTGAGAATACTTGTTGAGAGCCACTAACACCTGTATATTGTGTTCCAGAAATCAACCATGGATATGTCCAGTTACCTGTATCATACATATCATTTCCTCCACCATCCGTAATAAAATATGAATTACCATCCAAAGCATATCCATAAAATGATGGATTCCGGAATTCAGACATGTAGTCTCGTAAATAGATAGCAATCGTATTTAGTAGAGCAGATGTAATAGACGAAGATGGATTCTGCCTATTTGTCCAGTTCATAATTGTTGAAAGTCCCGAAAGTGTTAATCTAGGTGTAGCAGAATATAGAGTTTGAGTTAAACCAGGATGACCTACTGGAAGCGACGCAGTTAAACCCCATTTTTGAGCTAGATATCCTTCAACATTTTGCCGGTCAGATAAGGAAAGTGGTGAATTAAAATACATAATTTCATAGATTACGCCATTTAGAGCAAGAGACGCTGAAATTCCGGAAGCACCTTGCCATCTTGAACCAACACCATATCCAGAACATGTTCCGGCAGTGTATGATGCTGTGACATTTGTTGCGTTTGTTCCATTTACAAATCCGGAACCAGTTGTTTCATTCATATTATCGTTATAAACTGCTTTTACAAGCAGTGTTGAACTTCCAAGGTCAGAAGAATAAGCACCACTATTTCCATAAAATCGCAAACCATTTGATGTTTCAATTGATAATCCAGTTGTTGACTGAAAATCTGTTCCAGATGAGGGATTCGGTATCAAAGGAAAAACACCATATACAGTATTACGCGTAGTTTCTTGCATGACAATAAAAATAGAACGTTGTGAAAGATTTTGGGCAAACGATAGATTTGAAAACCAAGAAGATCCATTAAAATTAATTCCACCACCGGATACATACGTTGGCGTTCCTCCAGCAGTCGCATTTTTCGCGGATGTTGATTTATCGGTCCATGTTGATACAGTTGCTCCAACTGAAGGCGCAGTTCCAGTTCCTGCTGGATCCAAACCATCTAACCAAAGAACGCAAGAACTGATACTTCTTGGATTAAAATAAGGTTCTAAGGGAATTACATACAAAGGAAGATTGGTTCTAGCACCAGGATGATTTGCTGGAAGCGATGAAACAAATCCCCATTTCCAGGCCAGATAACCTTCAATATTCTGCCGTTGACTTTCAGTAATTACTGTGTTAAAAGCAATGACTTCAGCAATTGAACCGACGAAATAGTTTAAATTTGTTTGAAGTGCGCCAAGAGATATTCTTGAAACTGAATTACGAATACCTGTTGGACCTGTTGTAGTAACTGCTGTTCCGCCTGTTATAATGTTAGACATCACACCTGTGGAGGAATTTCTTAGGAACTCTGCGATAAATAAATTTCCAGTATTTACTTGACTAGCAGATTGAATTGTTGTATCAGGATTACCAACACCGGTTGCCAAAAATCCACCGACAATATTCATACCATAGTCATTTTGTGTATTGGTAATTTCGGCATCAAAAAGACCTGCTCCATTATACCATTGACCCCCCGAAGTGCCAGTTGTTTGTGTTGTTCTTGCTACAATGAAGATAGACCAATCTGTGCTAAAAATAAGTGGTAGAATAAGTTGTGCAGAGCCGCCGAAGATAACAAAAGGGCTGGTATAAGTGGGTTGGCCTGTTCCGGCTGTCGTGTGATTCGCATTTCCGCTTTTATCACGCCATTGCGTTACATTTCCGCTGGTTGTACTAATTGAACTAGAATCCGCAGCATCTAGCCAGAGTGTACATCCGATAAAGACCGTGGGTGTAAAAGTATTGTAAATTGACACCCTCGTCCATGGTATATTCGGCATTCGTCTCTATTCTATTGGTATTTAAGCAGGTGGTTCTTCTGTGCCCGTGCCTGAGCCTGTATCTGAGCCTGTATCCGTGCCTGTTCCTGTTCCTGTGCCTCCTGCTTCTAAAAGATCAACCACAGGCCATACAATTCCATAACGCGTGGCTGTCATACTTACATAAGGAGCTGCGTCAACTTGTGGATTTTCTCTAATTCCTGTAGAATTACACCAAGTATAGGTACCTAAGGAAGTATCATTAACCACATAGTTATTTCCTGCTTGAATAAAGTCCGCATCAATTACAGCAATTACACTAATACGTACACCCAACTTTAAAGCACTTGTTATTGGTTCACCTATTGGATCTAATGCTTGAACTTGACCGGGTTGTGGAGTTCCAGCACTATTTGCCCAATAAAATACATCTGGTGTGGCTTCTACAATATATCTATAGGCATCAAAAGAACCAATATTACCATTTAGTGCTCCAGCATCAAAAGTTAAACTAATTATACTTGATGCAGAAGAACCAGGCGTTAGTGTAATTGAGGGCATCCTACTATTGGAAAACTCTTATTTTAAGCACCAGCACCATTATATTGAACTGCTGATGAAAATACCGAGTCAGAACTTGTTCCTATACTATTTGTTGCTGACACTTTGAATTTATATACGGCAAGCATTGTAAGGATAGTAGTTGATGTATAAGTGGTGTCTGTTACACTAGAAAATGTATCTATTAAAATATCATTTTCGTACAAATAAACAGTATAACTAGCGGGTATACCACCAGGAAAGACTGGAGTCCATGTCATGACTACTCCCGTTGAAACAAAATTTGGAGCAGATGGACTGGGTGGAGCGGGTACAGAATTTAGAAGCGAATCAGATGTTGTTGAAGCCGACCCCCCAGAATTCTTAGATTCTATAATAGCTCTATAATATTTATTATCAACCGAACCAATTTGATGATTATAATCAGTTATCGTGTAACGAGAATTATATGCTACAATAGTCCATGTTGAATTATTTATAGATTGTTGTATAGTAACTAAATAATAATCAGCCGTACCTCCATTAGGAGACCAAGATATAGCAAAAAAATCTCCTCCCATTAATATTTGTGATGTAGTTATTGTTGGTGATTGCGGTGCTTGAACATAGACTAAATTTGCCACTCCTCTTTTATCATATCCGCGTACCCCATCAATTGTACTTAATGAATATCCTATTAATGATGGAAAATTACCCAAACGGCCCGGATGAGTAGCTGGAATATTTCTCTGCAAGCCCCACTTTGATGATAAATATGATTCTACCAAAGTACGATTCGACACATTCAATTTATTTGAAAAAGATAAGATTTCGCATATAGATCCAGTAAAATTACTGTCGTTTGCGGAATAGTCTATCCCACCTACAAAATATCTGAATTCTGTATTTGAATTAGCATAAGTTGCCCAAGTAGTATAAGTATTTGTTTCTTTTAGAGTTGTTGTGTAACGTTTTATACGATAATCTGAGTTTGAAATACCCCAATTTAACAAAAGAAACCCCATTGAGGTTTCTCCCTCAGTGGGAACAGTATTAGGAGTACGTATATAATTAGATGAATTGTTTACCCATTTGTTTGAATAGTTTATACCTTGCCCGCTATTCATTAAACCATATGCTAAACCATTCCAATCCTTATTTGAACCAAATGTACCACCAGGATACTTAACAGAAAAAACATTCATATTTGTTCTTGTAAGACCAGAAATGCCAATATTATTATAATTGCATAATGATAAAACTATGTATACATCAACTGGATAAGGGGCCTGTACTAAATTAGTTAGGACACTATTAGAAAATGTAATTCCACCCTTATTATTCGTCAGGTTTTCATAGTACTGTGGTTGTGTAAAATTTCCCGGCACCCCTGTCATAGTATAAACGTGATTTGCATTACCAGATTTATCTTCCCATCTATAAATGTATCCATTATTTGTTACATTAGCACCGCCGTTTGACGCGTTATACATCGTAGTAGGATCATTTCCATCTAGCCATAAGTCAAGTCCTGTCATACCGAGTGGTGAAAAACCGGTGATGTTAAATGGGTCCATCTTTAATGTAATTGTTGGCATTACTGTCTTTCTAACTTAGGTATTCTTAAATATTCAGGCAAAATCAGGATTCCAACTCTTTTCGCCATCTAGGACTTCCCGCAGAAACCAATTTATGGCTTTCTTATCGGGCGCTAGAGGTGTCGTGGAATAATAGGCATGTCCGAAATCAATAATCCAGACCTTGTTCGTATCATTTTCTAGCATGAAATTGTAACTGGTGATATCCACGTATTCAATACCTTCTCGTTCAAACAGGACTGCTAGAATCCTGTGAATCTCTGCCCACACAAAGTCGGGGACTTTCTTGGGGTCATCTGTATAGATATCCGCTAAACATGACCCTTTAATTTCATCCATTTGGACCACATTTCCATCAACACGATGAATACGTGGAGCAAATCCATAACCTGCAGCTATGTCTTGTAGTTCAATTTCTAACCTATTGGGAATTACTTTGGTAAACATCTCGGCCTTTGACAATAGGTCTGCTAGAATCACACAAGTCAATTTTTTAACGATGATTCGCATATGGAGATAAGATATAATTGGAGTCAAATGGATAAGCAACATTGTTAAATTGAATTTTTAAGATAAATCCAGTTTGGTATGCTGTTCCATATATATTTCCATCTAAACCCATATTAGCTCCTTGTAAATTTGTACCAAGAGCATTATTTGAATTCGTCAAAGTGTTATTAGTAGGATTTACAACAATTACGTTAGAACCACCGTTATTGGCTGTAATATATACTTTTCCATCTTGGCCTAAATGAGAATCTCTGTATACAAGTGGGGATGTATTAGCAATTAGATTTCCTCCCGTATTTGAATTATAGTATAAAACATTACCATTCGTCACTGATGGAGGAAAATAAAGATTACCATTGGGTGATAAAGATGCTCCTCCTCTAAAAGTTTGAGCAGTTGTAGTTCCTGCTGCTGGGTAGACAACACCACCTGTACTTGTATCCAATATAAGCATTGTATTTACTCCTGAAAATGGACTCATGTATATTTTTCCATCAGGCCCCATTGAACATCCTTCATATCGTAAACTTGAACTTGAATTAGTAGCAATATTACCAGATGTTACTGTTGCTGGATCAAACCAAAAGATACTTGTGGCCGCGTATGGTGAAAGATATATTCTTCCATTCGGACCTAAAATACCACCACGATAAGAGTTTGCTGCTAATGTCCCACCTGTGCCAGCTATAGTAATAAGACTAGCAGTTGCTGTAGCAGGAACATATTTTAAAATAGAAGCTGACGATCCTCCAAAAAAATATATATTACTATCTGCTCCCATAACACCCGTATACCACTTAGAACTTCCAGCATATGATACTTGCTGCCCAACAATAGTTGTTGCGCCTGTTGACGGTGTAAATCTTAGGATACCACTTGTAGCATTAAAAGGGGCATAATAAATATGACCATCCCAGCATGTTACACCTAAAAACCATCCCCCAGAAGAAAAATTAGAAACAGTGATACGTGTTTGTGTTGTTGTAATATTCGAAACCGCATTACACGAGAAGACAGCATTCAAATACGGTTGCCAGTTATTCGTCCAGTTTGCTGCTGTTGTCCCAGTATAAAAATTTACTCCAGTTAAATACGACATTGGTCCAGCACTATAAGTAACTGTTGCTGAAGTAGACGATACTGAACTTGTTCCTCCAGGGCCAGTTGCTGAAACATAGAAAGAGTATGCTACATCACCTGTCATTGGTGAAAACGTAGTGGATGTTACAAATCCGGGTGTCAGCGTTGATACAAGAGTACCTGCTGCTAAGACATAAACTGTATAACTTGTAACTTGGCCACCACCAACTGGAGCATTCCATGTCATATTCAATGTGTTAACAGTATTAGTTGGTGTATTGACAGTTGGTGATCCTGGAGGAAGAATATATGTTACACTTGAAGAAGTTGCGGAAGATGGGCTTTGTCCAGCTGGTCCATTTGCTCTAACAAAGTACGAATATGCAACACCAGCAGTCATTGGTGAAAATGTTGTAGATAATACATTTCCGGGTGTTAATGTTGTTGCTAAACTTCCATCTGCTAGAATATAAACAGTATATGAAGTTATTAATACTTGTGTTATTTGTCGTGCGCTCCAAGTTGTAGTAAATGTTGGAGCATTCCAACTTAAATTCAATGTCGTTGTTGTATTTGTTGGATTATTAATAGTCGGTGTACCAGTAGGATAAGCAATTTTTCTTAGATTTGGAAGCAATACACTTGCCACATACGGCTGAATCGCAGTGGGAGAACCTGCTGGAAATGTCGCATTCAAATGTCCCACGGGTAAGGATGAGATAAGACCCCATTTTTGCGCAAGATAACTTTCCACTTGCTGACGCTGTGTTGCTGATAAAAAAGTATTGTAATATACAAGTTCTCCTAACTGAAAGTTACCATTTGAATTATAGTTTGTTCCATTACCAAACCATTGACCTAATAGAAAATTTGTAGCACTTGTGTCATTTTGAATAGCAAAACTACCTGCTGTTGTTGAACTTAGATTTCCATTTATATGAATATACATATTTGTTCCATCATAAGTAAAAGATAATAATTGTAATTGCGACATTGTTAATGCGGCAGAACTAGCTGCCAAAGTTCCAGCATTAAACATACGAACATATAAAAAGTTTGTTGAACCTGTAAAATATGCGTTTGGACCAGGTCCTCCAGTTTGTGTAGTAGAAAAAATATTATAACTGTTTACTCCATCACGTTGCTTGGCCATAAACCAATTCACAGATGCTATTGGATTAACCAAAAAAAACATTGACCATGTTGACGCATTATTTATAGCAGCTTGAGGAATATTCATATTGTAATTTGATACAAAATTCAAAAGATTTCCTGTTCTAGTGGGCTGTGAACCAGTACTTCCTTGCGTTAAATTATATCCATTTCCAGATTTGTCATTCCACTGACTGACACCTGTAACAGTTGTGATTGAACTAGAATCTGCTGCGTCTAACCAAAGTGAACAACCCGGAATCTGTCTCGGCGAAAACCTTGTGAAATAAGGAATCTTTGCCAAGAAGGGCTGTTGAACTTTATACAGAACTGATGATAAGCCGGGATGACTTGCGGGCAAAGACCCAGTCAAGCCCCATTTTTGGGCAAGATGGCCTTCAACTTGCTGTCGTTGAGATGTATTAAGTGAACTTTGATATACAAGTATCTCTCCTAAATAGCCCGACCAAATATATTGTCCTGTAATTGTACCAGCACGAGATGCTACAGAATAGTTTGTATAGGTAAATGTACCTGAACTAGCAATATTTACAGATGTTTGTTGTGTTCCATTAAAAAATGTATTTACATAGGTGCCATCATGTTGAAGTATGTACATAAAAGGCACATTTGCTGTAACAGGAACTACTTGTGCTTCACCATTTCGGTAGCCATATATTTTAGAATCACTACCATACATAGTAATTGCAAGAGAACCAACATTATCATAATCTAATTGTGATGGATTTCCAAAGCATAAAAGACCACTAAATGTAGCAAATGGTGAAATCAAACTTCCAATCAAAAAAATAGTAATTGTAGTCGTATTTGCACCTGAAATAGCCCCCGTTAAATAAGAAGAACCATTAAAATACATTGCTGGATTTCCATTTATAGCAGTTGCTGAAATAGATGGTGATCCTCCAGCAGTTGCGAATACAGGTATATTATTTGCTGGTATAATTTTATTTTTCCAAGCAGTTACAGGTGAACTTCCTGTAAGACTAGATGTATCAGTGGCATCTAACCAAAGCGAACAGTTACTGATCTGCGTTGGTAAAAAATATGATTGACGCGCTAAGGGCATCCTTCTATAAATGCTCATCAAATAGCCCCTGCGCATTCCGCACTGCCCCTTCCATCCATGTTTGACAGCATGACCACGACTCCCCGCAGACATAGACATTGGGTGCTGTTGTAGGAAAGGGATAATGAACTTCATGCTGGGCTTTCCGAGCATCTAACGGTCCTACTGGATAAGGCAACCAATACGAGCAACCATCGGACCAAGGATGATAGGACCAGTGCTCAGGTTCCGGAATCTCTTTCTCAGGAAAGAGCCGACGAATTTCCAGCATGATTTCCTTCTGTCTCTGCTCTTTCGGCATTCCAATCCAGTGTAGAGCATCGCTGGCATCCGTGTAGGAAATCATAATCAAACCCTCAGCGGGATTTATAGGTATGACATACCGAATCACATTATTTGTTGTGGTATGTCCTACATCATGAAACCATGGTTTTCCTTTTGGGGCCGGAAAGCGTGCATACACGCGCACCAATGGCTCCATCCGAACACCCGTTACCATCCACTTTCCCGCAAACATGGGTATCTGAGCCAAAGCATTCCGTGTTACAGCGAAGATGACCCGCTTAGCCCGCGTTAACCAAGGCTTTTCCATACAGACTCCCGCAACTTTCCAGCAATCTCCATCGCGCTCTAAATCCCGAACCGTGACATTCGTTACAAGACGAACGCCCATTTCAAGATTGTCCTTTGCTAGACGCCGAGGAATCTCAGATAACCCTTCAACGACAACATAATAGGTGCCCTTTTCACCCATAAATCCATTGAAAGTATCAAAGGCGATATCTGCTCGTAGCACTTCAGTCTCCGCTTTGTAGCCAAATTCAGAAAACACTCGGTCCACAATCGCTGATCCATATGCGGTCGCACAAGCCTCCTTGATTGTCATTGTATGAAGTTGAGCCTTAATGCCGGAAGGTAAATCGGCCAGCATTTGTCCGATGATTTCCGTAAATGAGTTTTCGCCAACAGTAAGTGACCCATCCGCTTCCACATGCCGATGCGTAATCTGCGGCCTTATATACGCCTTTGTTAGGCCAAATTCCTTAACATAAGCCGCAATCATTTTGTGCTGGTCACCAACACGACCCGCCCCCGATTCATAATGAAGAGTCGGTTTATCCCGAGGCACAAATGTATCTACACGACCGCCGAAAGCCCCATATTTTTCAACAATACAAATACTGCGGTCAGGATATTTCTTTGCTAGAAGCCGAGCAATATGTAGACCGGCCATCCCTCCACCAACAATTAAATAATCATACACGTAGTCCGACATACCCTACTTTTCAGAGACATAATCTATCCATGTGATAACAGCCTCTGTATTATTGCTCTGTAAACGATCCTTTTCCTTTCCCAAGGTGTAAGCAACAAATGTTGGAAATCCTCTAACCATACAGTATCCCGGTGTATACTCATTTGTAACATGGTCGCAAATATAGATGGGGATTCCTTTATCTTTCGCTGCCGCTACAATTAGTTCTTTATCAAGTTTCTTGCAGGGACCACACCATGCTGCTGTAAAATAAACAATAAAAAGAGTATCAGAGATACGCCGGCCTTCTGCCTTCGGGTCTCTAAAAAGTGTCTCAAAATGTGCTTGATCCGCAATGGGCTCCATTCTGCTCTTGGTATTGGTTTTAAGTTTTAAATGATTTGTATACACTATATCCACCTATGCTAGAAAGACCTAGGATAACAGCAGCAAAGGCTGCTTGTGTCACACTGCCTCCTTCTTCTGTTGTACCCCCACCCCGCTGAACAATTTTCCCTGCCATTTTAGCAGCCATTCCCATAGGACCGGGCAACTTTCCTGCTAAACTACCCAAAGCACCAAGACCAGGTAATTTAGGTGCGCCTGCGGCTCCGGCTCCTGCTGCCAGACTCATCATAGAAGGCCCCGCTTCCTCCTTTGCCTTATCTGCTAGAACCCCCTTCTCCTGTCGTGTTAATGTAACTTGGAACAAATCACCAATGTAGGATGCTTTAGGAAGGTCCCAGTCTTCATAAATTGCTGTAAATGGAAGAGGCACGAGATATCCATCCGATAAAACAGAAGCGGGTTGAAATAGAATTTGATACATATCAAAAATCACCCAGATTAGACCAATCAGAATAAAGCAAGATAGAAATTTAGCCCATCCCTGCCAAACAAAATCACCGCCCAAATACATGCGGTCCAAACCAAAAATACCAAAGAAAATTGCTAGAAGCATAAAGGTTAGAAAATCCTTTTTAGGAACAAATTCCGGTTTATCATCAGTCATTGTACCACGTCCAATGCCACGTTCATAATCCAGCACATAGTTTAGACCATAGTTTAATACGTGTTCTTTTTCAAACCAGAACTGATTCGCATCCCAAATCCACCAGAGTCCAAAGGTTAGACAGTTCACAATAATTTTTGCAAAGGCCGTTGTAGGACTCCGTAAATAGAAGTGGTCGAGTGCTAGAAGACCGCCCCATGTTGAGAGCATCTTAGCCGTTTCAAAATCACGGTCGGGATTAATGTATGTACACACATCACTGTAATGAACCTTGAAATCTTCATAGAATACTCCCTGTGTTCTAGGCATCTTGGGTGGATTAGGACAAGGAATAGCAGGCTCCGCTTTAAGAGTATCGTGGCGCGGATGAAAATCAGTTATTGGTGCTTGTGCTGGTGCTTGTGCTGGTGCTTGTTCTTGCGCTTGCGGATAAGGCAGTGCGCGTAGATTTATAGGTGTCTTCTGCTCTTGTTTTGATGAGACTGGTTCACTCATACCCTATTTACTACGCGATAAATAAGCAAGCCCCCATACCCGCAACGATACGCAAAACATTATAGTTGACAGCAAAGACAACACATGTAGCATCCCGCTGAACGATAGGAGCAATAAACATAGAAGAATTAGTATTATTCAATGTATTGTTCATTGTCAATGTAAGGACAAGTGAATCTAGACGACTGGCATTAAAAGACCCCGAAGGTTGACTATCCTCAGGATTAATACTGAATGAATAAAGATAAATGAAATCGTCCGGCACAGTTGTGTGATACTGCCATGGCTGAACTAGGCGGAAATATGAAATATCCCGCTTGCGAAATCGGTCAAAACCGTCGAATTTAATAAGAGCATCTAAAATCAAATCATATGGACGTCCTGCTTCATTCAGTTGTAGACTGCTATAATTGAATACTTCATTAGTTTCATTCATGCGTGTCTGTTTTACTACCCAAATGAGTTCCTTGATTGGATGATTAAAGTTCAGGGGGATATTCGCAACTGAAGCATTTGCAGGAATACTATTAAGAGGTGAAAATTGTAACTGTTCAATTAAATACTCATGCTTAACACTGGCAAATTTACGACGTTCTTCAACATCTAAATAAATATAATCTCCAAATAATGTTACATCTGTAATACTTACAGCATCAATTGTTTGAGTACAATTTGACTGAAGAGAATTGCGATAAAATAATTCTTGTAAGTCCCTAAATTTAACTGTAAGACGAACAGGGTGTGTTTGTAAAGCAATTAAGGGTAAAGACATTCCGATATTATTACAAAACCAGAAACGTAGGGGAATATATAATTTAATAGGTCCAGGTTGAGCGTCTTGTGTGTAAGCAAATTGCCGGCCAACCATGTTGTAATATGCTGTTTGCTTGGATGCTGAAGTGGTTAAACTACTCCAAACATGCAGCCATTCTCCAGTCTGTTTATCAATCTCTTTTTCACCAATTTCAAGAGTTACTTCTTCAATGATAGCATGTCCAATTCCATTTACCCATGATGTGTCCGGATCACCTGTAACTGCCATTGGTAAACTGATTTCAAGCATCATCCGATGAAGTAAATCACCTTTCCGCGGAATAATAGCACTTATACGCCGACCAAAATTCGCAGTTCCATCAAAATATATGGGTTGACTTTCCATTGAAAAATTAGTATACCGCCGATATACTTGCTTAAAAAAAGTAATTTGCGGATTACCCACAAGATAGATATCCTGTCGGCCGCGAGCGATTAATTGTAAAGCGGCACCTCCACTTGACATTCCTATATTTGTATGATTTAATTAGTTTATACCGACAACGCGTTTTTGAATCTTCGTCCCATTTTCTTATTTTATTCATGTAAGAATAGGAAATGTCTCTAAGGACAACGCAACAGATTGGTAAATTAGTTGTCGGGCAGATACTTCCCCGAGATTCTAACGGGTCGTATGTATCTGCCGGGCAAATACTAGTTACAGATAATCAAGGCAAGGCTAATTGGACAACATTAAGTACACTTGGAGGCAGTTATTCTCAATTTACATTCATTTCAACTAATGAAGGTGTTCTTTCAGCAAATTCTGTACAAGATACTTTGAATCTTCGCGAAGGTGCGGGTATGAATTTGCAAATTGTTAACAATGCGCTTTATTTTGCCACAAATGCTTTTACAGCAATTGATATTAGTGGAGGTAATTCACTTCTAAGTTCAAACAGTAGTAATAATATCATAAATCCGCGATTAAAATTTGGTAACGGTAATTACACTAAAATTCGCGGAGACCCTGGTACAAATACTATCTTCTTTGATGTTGATTTTTTGAGTAGTACACGGGGTGCTAGGGCGACATATACGACTTTTGTAATACAAAATAATAGTTCATTTAATCAACCTCCTCTTTCCCAATCTATAGTGCTGGATGCTATACTAAGTGATTCATCTTTAACGATGATTGGTGTAGATGACCTTCAAATATCTAATCTTAATTTATCTCCTTCATGTAATGTTATTTTTATAGGGCTGTCAACTATAACAGCGGCAAAATTTTCAACATTATACACTCGTGCTTTAGATGGAGTTAGTAATCTTTCAGTAAGCGTTGATACTCTAAACAATAGGCAAATAAACACTACAGGTGTTCCATTTGTTCAATTCTTTCCTGTTAGCACGGCTGTTATTTCATTTAGCACTATGTTTGGCCGAACTTTTATACCAAATTCTTTTACTCCGACAAGTAATGCGGGTGTTGTTAATTCAGCCAATATTACAACAGTCAGTAATACACTAAATGATATAAGTTCTATAGCAGCAATAAATTCGGCTAACATAACAATAGTAAGTAATACAGCTACAACAAATTCCGCTGCCGCAGCAACAATAAGCAATGCAGGAGTAACAACAAGTAATAATCTAGTAACCGTATCAAATAATCTTACAACAGTAAGTAATACAGGAGCCACAAATTCTGCAAATATAACAACCATAAGCAATGCTGGAGTTACAACAAGTAATAATCTAGTTACTACATCAAATAATCTTACGACTGTAAGTAATACAGCAGCCACAAATTCTGCTGCAGTAATAACAATAAGCAACACTGGAGTTACAACAAGTAATAATCTTATAACTGTATCAAACAATCTTACGACTGTAAGTAATTCGGCGGCTACAAATAGTACATTTACTAACGCAGTCTATTCTACGATGATAATTTTAACTTCTAGAGCAACAGGAACATTATCAACATTAAGTCTTAGTACACTTATAATTAGTTCTCTAATTTCCGTAAGTTCAATATCAACAGATACTCTATTTGTAACAGGGCCAACATCACTTGGTTCTTTAAATGTTAGTGGTGATATTGTAGGAGGTATTTACTATGGCGATGGTTCGCGTTTAACAGGTATTTCGGGTGGTGGTGGTGGAATATCTTATTTAGAATTTTATCCTATTAGCACAACGGCGATTCGTGCTTCAACCTTGACTACACAATTCTATTCATCACTTTCATCAATTATACGTAATATACCTACTGTAATTCCCTCTGCTCTAAGCACACTTTCATTGAGCACCGGTTTCATATCTGCTAGAAATATTTCTACCGCGTCTATATCAACAAACTATGGTTTTTTCTCTACAATTTCTGCTGGAACTATTTATGGTAAATTCGCAGGCGATGGATCGCTATTAACGAATCTTCCAAATACTGGAGCAGTTTTAACTGTAAGTAACAATGTAACAACAGTAAGCAATAGTGTCAATTTTCTTCTAGCAGTATCAAATACATCTGCTATAACAACGTCAACAAGTTATGGTTTTTTCTCCACAATTTCTGCTGGAACTATCTTTGCTAAGTTTGCTGGCGATGCTTCTCTTCTAACTAATCTACCGAATACTGAAGATTTAACACAAATTAGTAATACTCTAAATGAAGTAGCTCAAGTAACAACGATAAATAATAATTCAGTCAATTTTCTTTTAGGTGTCAGTAATATTTCAGCCGTAAGAATGTCAACAAGTTTCGGATTTTTCTCAACAATCTCTGCTGGAACTATCTTTGGAAGACATGTGGGCGATGCTTCTCTTTTAACAGCAATCCCTAATACTGGAGCAGTTCTAACAATTAGTAATACTGTAACAACATTAAATACTAATTTTACATCATTAAGTAATAACTTTACTCCAGTCAGTAATTCGTTAAATTTTCTTCTAAATGTTTCCACTGTATCCGCCGCTACAACATCAACAAGTTACGGTTTCTTTTCAACAATTTCAGCTGGAACTGTCTATGGTAAACATATAGGCGACGGTTCTCTTTTAACAAATCTTACCATCCTATATTCAGTTCCTCCAGTTCTTAGCACAACACGACTAAGCACAGGCGTATTAACTGCTTCAAGCATTTCAACTATTACACATTTCGCAAATTACGCCAACTTCTCAACCATTTCGGCGGGAACTGTGTACGGCAAATTTGTGGGCGATGGTTCGGGACTTTCAAATGTTCTTGGTATAGCCATTTCAAATCAATCAGTTGTGCTAAATGCCACAGGAAGTGACCAAACATTATTAATTCCTACAGGAGTAAATTCAATCACTGTTAAATTATACGGAGCAGGTGGTGGTGCAAGTGATCTTTCTGCTGGAGGAGCGGGTGGTTATGTTGCTTCCCAAATTCCGGTAACACCCGGTGAAACACTTACAGTTATTGTTGGAAAGAAGGGAGTTACAGGAATAAACTCGGGAACAGTTGCGGGTGGATATGGTGGGGGAGGTTCCACTGTTTCAACATTGGGTGGTACAGGTGGTGGTAGATCTGCCATTCAAAGAAGTGGAACAGAACTTCTAACTGCGGGTGGAGGTGGTGGCGGTGGCGGTACTGCTGGAACAGGAGGTGCGGGTGGTGGTATTCCAGTTACATTTGCGGGAGGAGATGGTGGTAATGATCATGGTACAGGTGATGGAGATGGTGGAACTTCAACTACTGGTGGACTTGGAGGATTATTAAATGCTGGAACAGCTTTTACGGGCGGAAATTCAGTATATAATGCTTCTGGTGGTCAATATCCCGGTGCTGGTGGTGGTGGATATTATGGTGGAGGTGGAGGTTCTGCTAATCCAGAAAATGGAGGAGCAGGTGGAGGTGGCGGAGGATACGCGGATCCGGCGCTAACAAATGTTATTGGTATCACAGGTGGCGGCTCGGCTTCCGCAACTGATGGTTTGGTTGTAATTGTCTATGATTCAACTTATATTGGAGCAATTTCAATTGATGCAGAACTTGGTTTTTTCTCAACAATTTCATCTGGTAAATTTTATGGTAAATTCTTTGGAGATGGTTCTGCTCTTACTGGCATAAGTGGGGGTGGTGGGTTATCTTATATTCCTCCAGTTATCAGTACAACTTTATTGAGCACAGGCTTGCTAACTGCTTCTAATATTTCAACAAATTCTATTTCAACCAACTACGGATTCTTCTCAACAATCTCTGCTGGAACTGTGTATGCTAAGTTTGTGGGTGATGGATCTTTGTTAACTAATGTACCCGGCGGTGCTGGCTCATTCTCAATCCCGGCGGTAATTAGTGCTAATACAGTAAGCACAAACTTAGTAACTGCTTGTAATATCTCCGCAAATTCAATATCAACAAATTTTGGTTTTTTTACAACAATCTCTGCTGGAACAATCCGTGCTAAATTTATAGGTGATGGATCTGAATTAACCAATGTACCCGGTGGAGGAGGTGGCACATTCTCAATCCCAGCAGTAATTAGCGCTAATACGGTTAGTACAAATCTAGTAACTGCCTGTAATATTTCTGCAAATTCAATCTCAACTAACTATGGATTCTTTACAACAATCTCAGCAGCAACTGTCTACGCTAAATTTGTGGGTGATGGTTCTTTACTAACTGCTATTCCCAATAATGGAGCAGTTTTAACTGTAAGCAATAATCTTACTACAGTAAGCAATACAGGAACAACAAATACAACTAATATAACAACTGTCAGCAATTTACTGAACAATGTTAGTACAAATGTAACAAATGTTAGTACAAATCTTAATGCTCTTAGCAATAATGTAATAACAATTAGTAATACTGGAGCAACAAATGCAACCAATATTATAACTGTAAGCAATTCAACAACAACAAACACAACTAATATAATAACCCTTAGCAATTTACTGAACAATGTTAGTACAAATGTAACAAATGTTAGCACCAACCTCAATGCTCTTAGCAATAATGTTATAACAATTAGTAATACTGGAGCAACCAATGCGACTAATATTACAACTGTAAGTAATACCACAGGCGCAAACACAACTAATATAACAACTGTCAGCAATTTACTGAACAATGTTAGTACAAATGTAACAAATGTTAGTACCAACCTCAATGCTCTTAGCAATA